TACACGTCCCAGTGCTTCTTCACGAGTCTTACCTTTACGCTGAGTCAGCTCATCATAGATGATTGCTTTAGCGATAAAGTCAGAATACTCAACCGTCTTCTGGATACCCTGGAACAAAGCAGTATCCTTAGTGATAAGTGCATAACGACCAGCAGTACGCACAGACTTAGGTAACTTATCTGCCAGCTTTTCCATGTATTCGTGAAGTTTGCCTTCAGTAATCAGGATGTCATCACGACCAATACCAGCATCTGCAATTGAAGAGAACTCACCAGCTTCTAACAAAGGCCAGATACTCATACGCTTATGGCTATCGGTAATGGACTGAATCTCAGCCTTAAGTTTACGAATCTGGTTCGGGTTAGTAGCTGCACGTAATTCTGCTTCTGCATCTACCTGACGCAGACGAGATTTCAGATACTGGTTAATCTCAGCAGTTTTCTGTGGAATGCTCTTAGCAATGTTCTTAACCGGTACACCACGAGCAACCATCTGGTAAAGGTTAGCCAAGAAGTTAACAGCAGGTACAACTACTGACTTAACTACAATCAGAGTCTTGACTTCTTTAACTAAGTTCTGTACCAGGTTCTCGCCACCCATTGTGTACTTATAAGCACGATTGCCAAATACACCCAGCATGGCTTTCTTGAAAGTATCCAATGTTTCCGGGGACCAACGAGAATTACCAGACCAAGCATCGCCTATGGAAGCTGCACGATAACCAAGTGCATCATTCAGCATGTCACGACGCACCCACAGTTCACCTTCGCCAAACAGGCTTTCTGCTTTCTGACGTGTTTCACTGTTCATCAGCTTAAGAGCATCAGCAGTTACTGGGTCCAGCTTAGAACCAAGAAGGTTCACATACTGGGACTTGTTAGAGGCAGACATCTTAATGTCATTCTCATACATGCTATACAGGTTCTCAATCAGCATATCGTTGAAACGCTGAGCCTTAGCTTCTTCCACCTGACGACCACGCCATACACCAATTGCACGAGCAAGGTGATTCTCGCCTTCAATGTGCTTCAGCATGTTAGGGTCAATGGATTGCTCATAGGCAACTACATTACCTTTATCGTCATATACGGGCAGCAGTGGTTCATTGCCACGTTCACCACGAGCCAGTGCTTTAGTGATACGGTCTACGGAAGGTTTGTCAGTAATACGACCAGCTACCATGGATCCCATCGTAAAGCCTGTGCCGAGGTCTACACCACCAGCAGTATTACGAACGTTCTGTAGGATACCCTGTGAGAATGGAGCCTGTGCCTGTACTGGTGAGAAGTAGTAGCTACGTGCCGGACCACGATTAGCAGAGCTACCTTGATAAGTACCCAGACGTACATAGGACTTCTCAATCAAATCAGCAAACTGACTATCTTCAGCAACAATCAGATTAACACCCTGTTTAGTCTCACTGGGGATATACCCTTTGTACTGGTTCAGGGTTGCACGTATATCAGACTTAGCTTTAGCCATTTCATCTTTACGCTGACCAACCAGGTAAGAAGTAGCAAAGTCCATTCCATCAACTTCCGTCTGAGCCAGTGAAGATAACAACTCACGGTCGGACTTGCTCATTGCTTCTAGTGCATACAAGGTAATCAGTTTATCTAGTTGAGCTACATCTACTGTAGAGCGAGTAGCCTGACGTTCACCCAGCATACGGGAGATTGCAGTGGCATTACGCAACAGATTATTACCGACTGTGCCATTGATCATGAACTGAGCCAGTTGCTTAGATTTACGACTAATCAGGGGCCAGTTACGACCAGCTTGCTTCTGCAAGTCTGCTTCCAGCTTATTCACTTCACGGTCAACAATCTTCTGGTCAGACAGCAGGTCACGGATTTCAGCCAGAGACATAGTGTCACGCAGAACAGCTAAGTCAGTTTTACCCATGCCAGTGTGCATTGCTTTCCACTCATCGTTAGTCAGCTTACGACTGAACTTAGATGCGATAGTGGTAGGCAGATGTTCACGGAACTGTTGACGGTCAGCTTGTACCTGTGCACGAACTGCTTTAATCAAATCGTATACAGAAACATTGCTCTTAGTACGACCGGTTAAATCATTAACCAAGTCATGGAAAGGTTGCCATACCTTACCCTGGTTCATTGCAGCCATAACACCTTCAGCTACGATTGCACCATTCTTCTCTGTAGCAATAGCAGCTACCAGTTGTGCAGCATGAGCAGCACCTTTGACTAATGGGTTCTTGGTATTGGCTGCAACTTCACGAGCACTTTCTAAAGCACGAGTAGACAGTACATTAATAGAGTCCACCAGATACTGGTTAGCACGGTCAATAGCATTACCGCTAGGAGTAGCAACTGAATCATAAAATGACTGTGCATTAAGGCTAGTTTGCATTATTGTCTGAGCCAGTGCATCCATACCCTCCTGTACGTTAGTAGCTTTGGTATCACCTGCTACACGAGCATTTAGGCTGGACATTGCAGCAGTACCAATGTTAGTCAGCATTGCATCAATGGTATTACCAGATTTCTTATCTGCTTTCATAACAGGAATGTTAGCCAGTACGTTTCGTACTTCTTCACTTACCATTGCCAGACCAACAAAGGTAGGCAGTAAGGAAGAACGACCCTGTGCATCAAACTCAATATTGTTAGCACCCATGATGGTATCGAACTTCTGTTGAGCATAGTAACGGTCAGCAGGGTTAGTACTATCTGGGTCAGCCATGAATGATTCAACAGTCAGGTTCTTGGTAACGTGTGCATAGTATTCCTGTGCACGAGAAAAAGCAGCCGGACTAATAGCAGCTTCAGTAGCCAATGCAGCAACAATATTGGTGAACAGTCGCTGTTCCTGCATATTCATAGTGAAGCCATGGGCCTGAACATCACGGGTTACTTTAGTTGCATTCACTACTGCGTCAGAGAACTTACCTTTACGAATTACTTGCTGTACTGGTTCAGAACCAATGTAGTTAGTAATCAGTTTATCAAAGGTCTGTCCTAACTCTTCCAGACGGGTATTGTCACCATATGCTTTGTTATGGAACAAGGTAGTATCTTTGGCTACAGCAGCAGTAGGAGCTTGTCCACGCATTACTACAGCAGAGTTAAACAGTAAACCAGAGAACATATCATCTGCATTAGCAGGTGCTTTCTTACGACCGAATACCAAATGTTTAATTGCTTCATATACAGACTGAACTATGGCTTTCAGTGCAGTGGTCTTCTTCTGCTTACCAATAAGTTCACGGTTAGTTAAACCCCAAGCCATGTACTCATTTAGTGCAGCAGCTTTAGCCATTGCAGGTTCAATAAAGCCGTTAGACAAGTGACCATTAATGGTATTGAGTGCATCAGCATATGCTTCACGTACTGCCGGGGATTCATTCTTAACATCCAGAGTAAGGAACTGGTTCATCAGGTCTTCAATATTCTGGACTGCTTCATTAGGAGTACCCTCATAGTGAGCCAGTACAGATTCAAAAGTAGAAGCATGTACTAATTCGTGAACCAGAGTCTCTAAGGAAGGGGTAACTAAGTAGATGGTCTTATCATCAAAGTTAGTCCAGCCGTATGCATTACCAGCTTCGGCAGCTTCAATATCTTCTGGTGCTGGACGGGTAATGTTCTTCTCAATAGCATAAGCATCCAGTTGAGCAGGCGTACCATAAACAATCTTGTATTCTTTAGCAGCAAGAGATTTCTGTACTTCTTTCAATACTGCTTGCTGTTCAGGATACATCTCTTTAGCCAGTTTAGTAATGGCAGTATTGGACAGCAGACGTACACCAGACTTCAGTACACGACCAACCTGTTCCATTGCCGGTACTTCTTTTACTGGTTCTGCTTTAGCAGCACGTACTGCATCTCGACGCTTGTTTAATTCAGCATCGAACAGTTCGTTCAGCTTAGCTACTTGCTGGTCTACAGTCAGACCTTCCAGAGAAATTTTACCGTTGTTCACATAAGGAGCACCTACAGCAGCCATCTGGTCAACAGTAGTCTGTACCTGGCTCATTACTTTGTGGCGAATATCCACACCCAGAGCAATATTACGTAGGTTACGTTCAATCTGTTCAGCCCCTGCACGTAACAGGTCATCGGTAGCACCTTCACGCTGGTCGTATTCCAGAGCAGACTTAGCGATAGCCTGTTTGGTTTTATCAGACAGTTTGCTGAAGTCTACATTCTTCATGAACTTAGCGTAGGAGTCATAAACATTCTTGATAGGGTTGCCCTGCCAGGAAGTATATACAGCTTCATTAGCTTTACGACTTGCATCAGTAATGTCACTGATACCAATGTTCATACCATCAAAGATTTTCAGGGTATTCTTAGGAGCACCTTTCATAGTAGAAAGGGTCTGCATCATCATGCCATCACCAGTACCGATGGTCATAAATGGAATACCTGCAACACCTGCTTGTGAAGGAGCATAGATGCTCATTGGCACACGCATACGGTCATCTAAGTTGGTAGCCAGTACTTGGTTAGCAACATCAGTATTCTCACTACCAGCAATATAGAAAGTCTGTGAACCAGTCTCAATCATTGGAGCCAGTGGAGATAATGATTCCTGGATTTCATTCAGTTCTTTCTGTGTTAAGAAATCACCCTTCTTCCAGGTTGGGTCTTTTTCTTTTTCTGCCAGCTTAGCCTGTACTGCTTGTTGGAACATATCCTGCAATACCAGAGACTGAATTTGAGTAGCCTTCTGCAAGTTCTCAGTAGAATGCATCAGACCTTCACCAACAGTATTACGGATACCAGTACGCATTGGTTCAACGAACAGGTGGAGCATGTTTTCCTGTAAGTTCTTCAGGGCATTACCGGATACGGTAAATTTCTGAGGGTCTAACTTACCAGTCAGAGCACCATCTACTTGCTGAATAGACAATTCACCTTTACGCATAACTGGAACATTACCAGTCAATGCTTCCATAGAAGTAAGGAAAGTATCCAGCATAGCCTGAGCATCTGCCTCAGACGCAGCCTCCTTACCAAACATTGCCATAGCCGGAGAAATGCTAGGGTCAGCAGCACGTGCTTGCAGAACGTCGCTGAAGCGTTCGTAGATGGTGTCAGTAATTGCACTGACCATCTTGCCAGCAATACCACGTGCACCAGAACCATAGATGGTAATGGTCAATGGGTTTTTAGCAATACCGCGTTTCAGGTCCAGAGTACCGTCTTCGTTCAGATTAAAGTCTTTAATGAACAAGTCCATTAACTTCTGGAGATGATTCATCTGGCTCATAACTGGAATGTTGTTACGGTAAGTATTACGTAACTCATTCAGTGCTTGTTGCAGACCATTGGTAGATGCTTCATACAGATCAACACTGTCATCCTGTGAACGATGTTCGTTCATAGTCTTACCAGCTTTACCGAAGAACAGACCACCTTTAGCAGTATTCTTAATCCAATCTGGAGTGAACTTACCACCAGTCATTAATACCATTGCGTTGATTGGTCCGTTGGTTACACCATCAGCTTCAACGTACAGTGGAGTAGTAAAGTTGGCACGGTCATCGCTGTTCAGGTAACGGGCATATTCCATCAGAGCCATGAGAGCTACGAAGGATTTGTCACCACCGAGAGAGGTCTTCAGAATATCTACTACATCAGCAGGTAGGTAGCCAGACTTATCAAACTCAACCATCATATCAACAGCTGGTTTCAGATTGCCTTCCAGAGCCTTGGTCAGCTTTTCAGACATAGCTTCACGGGACATGTTGTGTACCTTGATGCCTAATGCCTGAGCCAGTCCTAACTGGAAGTCAGAGAACGCTTGGCTGTTTTCATTACTTAAGTCGATAGTAGAGAAGGTTGGCAGAATTGCTTCACGAATCAATTTACTGGATTGTGGATTGTTTTTACCAAGCATCTGCATACGACCTACACGGGTCATGTTATAGCCATAGTGAATGGGGGTATCCAAACCATTCTCTTGTTCTTTTAGCTGATTAATTAAACCGAACAGAGAATCATATGCCATAGACACGGACAGGTTTTTGCCCTCCAGTGATTTGGCAGTGTTTTTATTCAGCAAATCTGGATTAATAGTACCAGCACCCATCAGTTCCAGAATGTTGTCACGGCCTAATGCTTCATAAAAGTAAACCATCGGCATGTGTACACGGAACTCGGTAGATTGCTCAGCTTTCAGGGCAGCTTTCTGTTCAGGGGTATTCTTAACAGCAGGGTTACGTAACTGAGTTTGAGCCACGGAAGGAATGTCATCACCAAAGTACAGTTTCTCTTCTGGTTCTAAGAGGACAGCTTCCTCAATAGCAGTAGGGAATTTGTTAATGGCATCGTTGTCATCCAGCTTCTCAATGGTATACAGGCCAACAGTCTTATTGGAGTCTGGGTCAATCTCAGACACATCCAGCATAGACTCTTTAACTTCACCCATCTCAATAAGAGAAGACAGAATCTCTGTAGCCATTGCCATTGGGATACCTTTCGTATAACCCAGTGGTGCATTAGGATTGCGATCCAAACCCCAGTAGGATTCGATCTTCTGAGCCAGGGAGTTAGTAGCTTCTACCAGAGTCTGGGCATTCTCAAAATCAGCCAGAATACCTTCTGGTAACAGAGATGCTTCTACACCAGTAATAGCAGCTACGTCTTTCATGTCTTTAATGGCAGCATTCTGTGTAGCAGTCAGTCGCCATTGCAGACCAGCAAGCACAGCAGTCTCTAACAACTGGTCATTGAACTTAAAGGTATCTCCATCTTTCTCTACGATATTCAGTAGTTTGCCACCTACCCAACGGTTAGCCTCAGTACCCTCTGCAAAACGTTTACCAACGTTCTTATTAGCAAGGAACTTAGCCAGTCGTTCAGACAAAGTAGTCTTCAGAGTTTCCCCAAAGTCCATTAAGTCCTGATAACGCTTAATCACATCACCTGTGAGAGAGTTATTTTCTTTTTGAGTGAAAGCTTCAAAGCGAGCAACAGAAGACAGTGCTTGCTTAATATCAGCCAAAGGAGATTCAGAACCAATAGTACGAGACTTAGGTTCCTCTGGTAGAGTAAATGCTTTCAGGAACTGGTTCGGTGTCTTCTCATTGTTATAGACAGGGAACACTGTTTCCATTTCAGAAAGAGGTTTGCCACCTACTGTATAATCTGCTTTCAGCTGAGCCAGCGATACTTCATCTTTCTCCACGTTGTTATTGTTACGTCCAGAGGTATCTACACCAACCAGAATCTGTGCATTATTGGCTTCAACGAAAGATTGAACAGTATTGAATTGTTCAGCAGTCAGCTTCTGATTATCAAACAGTTGCAGAGATACGAATGGTTGCTCACTACCTTTATAGAAGGTAGAGCGAATAGCACCAGTATTCAAGGACATATCACGATAACCATCATGCCCAAATACGTCAGACAAGCTGATATGGTCGCCATTAGAACCAACCACAGTACCATCAGCAAACAGCCATGGACTCTCCCTGCGGTCACCATTCTTATTAAGAGTTTCCTGTGAAATAGTATTCTCTTTCACATAAGCATCTCTTTCAGATTCAGTAGTAGAGACTTCTTCTGCTTTTGAACTAGTCTCCTTAGTAGGAGCAGTATTATTTTCTACCACTGGTTTAGCTTTAGGCTGTACAGTAGTAGTAGTGTCCTCTTGCACTGGTGCAGGAGTTTCATCAACCCGATTCACTGGTTCATTGGTCTGTTTAGACTGAGTGGCATCAAGACCACCTTGACGGAACTCTTTAACTACCTGGGCAGCAGGCTTGTTCAGACGTGAATCCAACGAGGTAACTTTCACGTGATAAACATTAAGCTCCGGGTAATCCGTAGCAAGTGCATTAGCAATATCAGCTACGGTCTTAGCTTCCAGTGCTACTTGCTGGGCAAACTTAACAGACTTAGTATCGTAAGGATTGACACCGAGGCCAGTACGACTACGTACCCATTCACGGGAAGGCGAGAGAGCCTGATAATGAACAGACTTATTCTTATCCGCATTCCCCGAAATCAGATGCTCATTCAACGCTCCGACCTTATTCTGCATGTGCTGGGCGAACTTCATAAAGTCGCTCAGATAAGCGGAGGCCAAATCGAAGTTACCAGAGTTATACGCAGAACGAATGCGTTTCGCATGTTGCAACGCAGAGTACTGTCCTTCATTAGAACGAGACTCATCGGTTTTAATCTGTTTACTAACAATGTCTTGAGGACGTAAGCCTAGCTCTTCTGCTTTAGCGTCGAACTCTCGTGCACCCTGTAACAAGGCAGCAGCAGATTGCAGGGCAGCACGTTGACGATTCCCCAGTGTAATCTTACCTTCGCTTGCATGCTTCAGAACCATGTTCACTGAGTCTGCATCCAACACTTCTGGAGACACATCAGCAGCCATAGCAATGTTGTTTGCTTGGGCTTGATTAGCTTCTTCAGTAGCTTTCAGCTTACCTGCTTCAGCCTGTTCCTGAATCATGGAATGGATAGCACGGAATGCACGAAGTACTTTAGGGGTATTCTGTACGTTAGCCATCAAGCCGGAGAACTGGTCAACAATCGCAGCAGCAGGAGAACCTTGTTCCAGATTAGCCAGAGCACCCGGGTCACGGTTAATGAAGCTATCCATAGACATGATATTGTCATACATCTGGATTGCAGCTTCCATTTGAACGTTAGGATCCTCAGCAGTATTAACCAGGTCAGCCATCTTCTGAATAGCCTCTACACGGTTAGTGGAACCAGAAACAGCTTCACGGATTACCGGGTTAGCTTGTTCCAATTCTACCGGGTCGAACTTCATTGCCTGAGTTAAGTCAGCAGCATACTGAGTAGCAGCAGCTTTCTCTTCTGGAGAGATATCCATTGCATCTACTGCTTCTTGTACAGTTGCTTGTGCTTGTTCTGCCTGAGCAGCAGCTTCCTGTGCAGCAGCATTAACTGTAGCATCAGCTACAGGGGATGCTTGTTCATTTCGCTTAGCAACTTCTTCACCGCGTTGAACCAGGATGTTAGTAAGAGGAGATGCAGCTTTTGTTAATGTTTTACCAACCAGAGAAGCACCAGCCAGAGTAGTACGAAGAGCAGGACCGGCAGAAGCACCAACTGCTTTAACAGTTGCACCAGGAGCCTGAGCAACTCCAGCACTACCGAATCCATAAAGTGCACCCAAACCTGCTTGCTCACCGACTCCCTTAAGGGTGTCACGAGATACATCAACATTTTCTTTGATTGCACGGTTCTGGGCATACTGACCAAAGCCTGACTGAATACCTTCCTCTACAGTTTCACGCAGCATATTAGAACCAGCACCTGCCAGTGAACCTACCTTAAGTGGGTTAAGTTCAAAACGAGATACCAGTGGACCGGTAGCAGCAGCAACTGGAGCAGTTAAGCCAGCAGCAATGATACCTGTTTCAGATGCAGTCTGACGACGTGCTTCATCAGGGGATAATCCATCAGCAATATGTTGTTGGTAAACAGGAGACTTACTTGCCAGTTCTTGGTGGGACATCTTCATGATTTCAGAAGCAGTCTGTTGGTATGCACCACCAGCTTCCATACCACCGATTGCAATAGCAGGTGCAGCAACACGACCAGCAGACAATGCAACCTGTGCAGGACGTGAACCTAACTCAGCAGCTAGGGTAATACCCTTAACAGCTTTATCACCTCCTACCATTACCTTACCTAGTGCAGATACACCACGGATAAGGGGACCACCAGTAAAGAAGGAACCAACACCTTCACTCAGTCCGTCAGAGGCAGCCATACCATTATCAAGTGTATTAGCAACAGAATCAAAAGCATCACGACCAATGCGAGACAGGGAAGCAACCAAATCGTTCTCCCCATTTTTGATGTCTTGCTCATAGAGTTTCTGGTTCTTTTGAGCAGAAATCTGGTTCTGATTCTGAACAACCTTACGGGTAGCATTCAGTGCATTAGACTGTAGATTGTGTACACCTTCATTCAACCAATCCATCCCGGAAGCAATGGATGCCCCGGCATTATCATTGACCAGACCTGTGCCAAGAGCAGCAATGCCCCCAAGGGTATTAGCAACACCAAGACCAACACCAGAAAGAGTATCGCCAAATGCTTCTGCGTTAGTACGTTGTTTAGATAAGTCCTGACGTACAACATCAGCAGCATTAGCTCGGTTATTAAGAATCTGTAGACCTTGTTCATTACCGTACTTATTGATGATTTCTAAAGGAGAGGCTTGGGTGAAATCTGCCTGAAGTGAACCTGGTTCGAATGCACCGATTCCAAGATTACCTACTCGTCCAGTCTGAAGATTGTAAGCATTCTCTGGGGTTAATTGGAAAGGGCTTTGCCCTTGTGCAGCTTGCTTCTGAGAGGTTGCAGTAGAGACATCGACTTGCTTAGCATTAGTGATGCTGTCTGCGAAACCTGCCAGACGGTCAAATGTTGACATAGCATGTTTCCTGTTCAAACTTATATCGTATATAGGTAACTTACTCTACAGTAAGCCAGTTAAAGAAAAAAGCCCCGTAGGGCTTTTATTAGTATTACCGATTTTGTCTTGGTTGCATATACTCAGGCAGTCCTTGTGCCTGACGTAAGTATCGTTCAGCACGCTCCTTGTTTTCTTTCTCAACTGCCCGGTCTACAGAGGCCTGAGATTGAAAGTTACGTGGAGCCAGGTTAGCTGGGTCAGCTTGTACTTGTGCCTGTGCAGCTTGAAGCATTGCAGCAGCTTTAGTAACAGCCTCCTGACGTGCAGGTAACAGTGCAATAAGACCACTTTGTCCGGTATTAATCTTATTCTGGGTATTTGCCAGTGCAGCTACAGCAGCATCATATGCAGTCTGTGCTGCCTGGATATTATGCATAGCCTGAGCACGACCTAGGTTACGTACACTACCTTCCAGTGGTTCCCCCCGTTTCACACCCTCAATTAACTGTTCTACCAGACGGTCGTTAAGACGCATACCATTACCGGCTTCATTGGTAATGAATGGGTTAACTGCATCAATAGCACGACTAATATAACCTTCCGGTACACCAGTCTGTGCACGTTGCATAACAGCAGCAGCCATAGCTGGCGACATATTCCCACGCTGGGAAATATCGTTCAGTCGGTTAAGTACCCAGTTACGGTCAGCACCTTTAAAGTCACCCTCCAACAGACGGTTAGCAATCTCACCTACTGGGGTATTATCAGTGACAGTACCAAGGAAATCAGTATTAAGACTACCGGTGTTATCCTGCATAGAACGAGTACCAATCATACCCTGAGCCAGGGTAGATACTGCCTGATTACCTTGACTATTCTGAACCATAGCGAGTGGGTCAGCCCCCACTTCTGCTTGGGCAATAACAGGTTTAATCTGTTCCCAAGTCATATCCTTATAAGCACCTGGAGTAGAGTTAGGCAGAGCAGCCCAGGTAGCTTTAAGGTTGCCATTCTTACGAGACTCGAAGATAGCCTTACCAATCTTATCCTGGTTCTCAGCAGAAAGTGGCTGGCTTTGCCAATCTGAGCCAAGAACTTTGGGAGCGAAGTCTTTTAGGGTAGCTTGGTTAATCTGGAATGCACCAACAGGTGAAGCACCCTGGTTCGATTTCATACCATCCTGATGTTTAATTACATCACCAATACTCATTTGAGTAATAGGGGTAGATGTACCAGCAAACTGGTAAGTAACATCGTAAGGTGAACCCTGACGAGTGCCGGCAGTACCCGGAGCAGAAGCAGCACCTACACCATTGCCATATACACCCGGATAGGCATTAGCCAGTAATCCCTGCAAGCGTGCCTGTGCAACTGGGGATAGGTTCTTACTATATGCTTCTGCCAACAGACGGGCATCATTTGGGTTCTCAGCACCACGAGTAATCTGTGACATTACACCCATAGCAGCCTGACTATCGGCATCATTACGCTGAGCAACACCCAAATCAAAACGATTCTGTGCCTGATTAATAGCCTGACCACCCTGACTTTGAAGACGACTCATCATGTCCAATTGTTGGTCAGCAGGGAGTGCAGACAGTGCATCACGGGTCTGACTTAATGCAGCATTAATACGGTTCTGGTCACCGGACTGATAAGCCTCAGACAGCAAACGTATAGCAGGGGAAGCATTATCTAATGCAGAGTTAGTATCCTGTAAACGACCAAAGCGATATGCATTGTAGTCGTTGGTTCCCTGCTGCCCTTGTTGAGTCAGTAATGTACCTGCTCGCTCATCCAGGTTTTGGAGAGTACGCTGGTTTACCAGTGAAGGGTCAACCCCCTGAAACAGTGCACCGGATGCCAAAGCATTACGGTATTTATTTGGGTCTTGATACTGCATAGCATTCATCATGACGGCATTGCCAGCCTCCTGCTTGGCAGCGTTCTGGAAATTACCCAGTGCATCACTTAAGCCGGAGGTGGCGTTACCAATCATGCTGCCAAATGTGCGAATGCTGTCACCAACTCCAGAGAAGTTAGGTGCATCAACATTACGCCAGGTAATAGGCATGGTCATATCTCCATCCAGCGTGAGATTGGCATTGTCCATTGCGTAGCCTGTACATCTGTCTACGCACTAAACCATTCTCACGACAGAATTTATTTAAATTGTTAATGATTACCCTTTCTCCGGTTGGGGAGATATAAGCATGGTCTTTACTATTAGCCTTGGCTACGTTCTCACTTACCGGTATTAGTCGACAAGTGGCTGGACCATACTCTTTAATATCCCCGATATCCTTATCTACCTGATAGGAGTTACTTTCTGGTTCAATACCTAATTTTTCACACTCATTATAGTACCACTCGGCAAAGTCCTGGAAGTTACCCCAAGCAGGATTAACTGTAACACCTCTCTGCCCGTACAAAGGATAACCCGGATCTAGTGGGTTATAACACCTTGCAAAAATACCCCACCATCTTGTATAGGCTGAGGAAGTTTTAGAACCATCCAGAGATTTGGTTGAGTATTTACAGCCATCATTGACCATATGATTGGGTTTCCAGGAAACATTGACCCTAGAGTTTGGATACCGCTTCATGATTTCTCCTCAATTAGATAAACATGTCACATAGTATCTAAACAGAACTTTCGGGTCAATGAGCCATGATGGTTTCCTGTTAACGATTTAATTTATTAGCTGCAATGTAAGCATCAGCCGAAGACTGGTCACGGTTCTCTGCTGTAGCACGGCTACGAGCACGGTCTTCCAGTGCAGTGTTATAAGACTTAATCTGATTATTCAGGTTAGTGTTAGTAACACTCTTAGTAAAGTTCAACTGGTCTTTGGCTAACTTGTTAGCCTGGAAACCACTATAGATACCAGCTAAGGAACCAAGTGCACCGAGTCCTAGTTGGAAGGTAGGTACGTTCATACCCAACTGATTAGCTGAACCAGACAAGAAAAATGCAGGAGTAGTTAATCCTGTACCTGCATTCATACCAATAGCTGCACCTGGGGTGTAGTTCATAGCTGGGGTATTAAAGTTCTGATTGTTATTAGACATCCAAGACATAGCAGCTGGCTGTGGAGTTTGGTTGCCTGTTAAGAATGACAAATCCATGAGGATCCTCCTGTTAAACAAGGTCTGTATTAAGAGTAATATCAGAGTAGCTGCCAACCATATTTAAAGACATGTCAGCTATATCCGAACCAGTCATGAGAGTACGTGAGAGAAAAGAATCCAACGACTCCATTGACACAAATTGCATAGGGTCAATTACACCCTGCCCAGCAGTACCAAACATTTCTTCATACTGCTTATTGATTGCCATCATATCAGTATTGTACTGCTGCATTACATTCTCTGCTTTCTGAATAGTAGCAGCCGTAGATGCATTAATATACTGGCTAATACCGTTACCCACTGAACTGGTAAGTTGCATGATGTTTTGGGCATTCATCATTTCACTGGCTAAGGTAGATAAGGATGTACCAGTAGACAGAGCAGTACCAACATTCATAGCCACCATAGAAGCAACGGCAGCAATGATAAAACCTAGCTTATCACCAAACAGTGAAGTGGATACTTTAGTGATAATAGATACCAGAATCATTGCAGCAATGGCGTTTGCTACAGCACCTACTATTACAGCAGCTAACCCAACAAAGCCAAGCGATGCACCAACTGCACCGTATGCCCCAAGAATACCTGCACCACCAGTACCCATAGTGAATACGGATACAACAACAGCAACTACAACAACCACAATCTTAAAGGCAGATGATGTATACCACTTCTGCTTAACCTTCTTATATGAGTTCATTACTAAGTAGGAACAAGCAGTAGACAGTTGAGTACTACGAGTCAGTGACATTGAACGGTAGATGTTAGTATGCAGTGGAATAATGAATCCACTCTCTTCTGCATCACCCATTGCTTCTGCAACATCAATACTTACTGACTTATTTTTATATACCCTGTTGTTGTGGTTTAGACCCAGTACCCTAAGTTTACGGTAGGTGTTATTACCATCCTGCCAAAGCAACTCATACTCCTGCATAGAATAAAACGTAGTGGTAACTTCCAGTTTCTTAGTTGAACCAGAGTTACTAGCAGTACGTATGTTCTTACGGGTAAGAGTTATATCTCCTGCATACCTGGCTCGAAGTTGCCCTTGCTTAGCACCAGACCATGCTTCCCCGGAATGGGTAGTTTCAGACACATAGTTCCAACCAATGGTCATGTCGTATTTGTACTGCTTATTACTATGTACCCTAAACTCTCGCTTAGGTATGACGGGATATTCTGGCAGAGGTGGGGGTGTTCCAACTATCTGATTTACCCCCTCGTTCCACCATTTTACGTATGCATCAACTGCATCATTTGCTACCTGATAACCTGCAATCACTGCTTCCAGTGTAGGGTAGGTTGGGTCAGGTGGGAATGCTTCAGTAGCCATTTGAAAGAAACGGTAGATGTATTCCTTAGCAGTATCCTCTGGAGTATTAAGAGATACACCGAATGTGCCATAAATGTACTGGATATCACCTATGTCGTCATTCTTCTTAAGCTCAGTCACTACTTTATCAAGCTTACCACCAGTAGCTTTATAGAGTGCCTTCTTACAGTGGGGGTAGATTGGGTCATTCTCTACCCATTGTTTATCATTTCTGATTGGAATGAATGGATAGAATCGGTTATCGGTAGCTTCAGTCTCGAACAGTGAGTCAAGTGCAACGTTGCCAGAGTTCTGCTTATAGATAAGCATCTTAGGAGTGCCAACAGCAGTCATCTCAGTATCAGTACGAGTAGTCTGGGATGAGTACTTACGAACCAGTGTCTCTGTAGTTGTGGTGATTGTATCGGTGCGAGTAACACCACCGCCTATATCAACTACATTGGTAGTTACAGTAGTGTTGGATTGAATCTCACCAAACTTTGTATGAGTCATTACCCTATCAGATACAACTACAGTTACACCATCAGGTTTCTCAGTGAATCCTCTACGATAAACTTTAACGTAGGAGTTCCAGTTATCCACACTTGGTTCGGTAACAGTACTGTCTTCATCCGGTCTACCATCAGAGTAAACAGAATGAGTCTGTATAGTCTTAGTAAGGTTGGTTGTATTAGCTGTCGTATCACTTGAAATGGTATTCCATAACAAAGTAGACGGTAAATCGTCTTCATCATCATAGACAGTAGTCGGTCCTACTACAGGTGGATTAGTAGTCGGGGACTTATAGAATGTGTAATCAGCATAGAGATACAAAGCACCTGGTTCAAAATTAGTAGGTGTGAATGTAATGGTAGAACCTCCATCCAGGGAAGTCATAGTAATTTCATTAGTATCTTCATCAATGTCTACGTCGAATCGTTCCATGATTCGACTTGGGGCATTCTCATAAAGATACTGGTCACACCATTGCTCAAAGTCAGCAAAGCCAATCTCTGCTACCTGAACATAGACTGATTCTCCAGCAGGTGGGGTAATTTGACCCTCTATAACAGTAGGGTCAATCTTAGCCAGTACACCCGATGAAGAACCTGCCATACCAACTTCTGAGTCATAGTGGTTCTTACTCCAGCTGGAGAACAGTCGCATACGAATACCCGGTCCATTCAGGTAACTATCAGAGATAGTGTCTGCCATAGTGAAGCCTGTATCGGCAACAATTTTACCGATGACTACAGTCTTCATATAGTTGGGTCGTTTATGTATATCCCCTGCCATGTTATAAACAGAGGATGCTACGTATACTTTAGTCTTCCCACTAAATAAGCCCATATTAGTTCAGCCCGTTGTTAGACTTCAGCTTGGTCAGAATGGTATCAATACTTGCGTTAGTGAAACCATTAGGTGGGTTCAAGCCTTCATCAATAGTCTTCTGTGTAATCCATGCATCAGTAAACAGCTTAGATGCCTTAACTTCTGCATCACGTTGGTAAGAAGTAATCTGTTGAGAGTACAGCTCTTTCTGCTTACCCACAGAACCAGTAACAGTAGTCCCATCACTTCGGGTATCTAGTGTCTGTGCACGCTGTGCTTCAGTCTGCTCAGTAATCAGCTTAAGCTGTTGTGGTAACATCTGGTTAGCGTTAAACAGTGCAGCACAGTATGTTTCAGACTCTGTAGCAATCTTCATCTTAGTGAGAGCATATTCACTCTTAGCAGACAGTGCCTGAATCTTAGCCAGCACATACTGAGCTTTAGAAGTAGCCAATGTAACACGAGCAGTAACAGCCTGAATCTGTGCCATAGCGGCAGCCCAGTATGCCTGGTCACGACCGAGTAAGAACTGAACAGCATTGCTCATGCACGATTCCATCATAGCAATATAGGCTTTTGTATATTCACCACCGGTAATACGGTTAGCTTTAAACTCAGCTTTAAGATGGTTGTGTGCAGATTCCATTAATGCATCAAACGTACCACTACCACCTACTTCACGGGTAGTAAGTGATTCATTTGTTACTTTAGTAATAGCATCAAAGATTGGAGAACTATTCCCACCTGGTATATCCCATTCAGGACCAGACATATCAATATCGGGGAGGATAAAGTCATCCCCCTTAGTTAACTCTTCAAGGAGTCGGTTAGCTTCTACCTCAGCAGAACAAGACATAATCATTCCTCTTGGTTCAAAAAGAAACGGCCCACGGAGTTACCCCAGTGAGCCGTGTTGAACTGTAGCTTATACGTTAATCGTTCAGGCTACCAGCAGCAATCTGTGCTTGAGCCAGCTGAGCCAATTCTGCTTCAGTCAGTGGAGGCAATACTTCAATGGAGAACTCACGTGCTTCTGTTGCACGGATATCTGGTAAGCCATTCTTGCCTTTACGAGTCGTAATGTTGATGAACTTACGATTTTTAAGGAACTCGTAGATACAGTACGGAATATGATAACCGTTGTCGGTTACTTCACCGAATGGAACAAACTTACGCACAGTACCCATATATTCGTTAGCTACGGTGATAATTTCACCCGGCAGATCTTTCTTCTTAGGGTCAAGGTTCTGGATACGTACACGAATCAGTCGAGTCTGTTCTGCACGAATCTTCTGACCCAGAGTCATCTTCTTAACACCTGCTTCTTGTTTTTCACCTAAAGGGTTAACAGCAGATTTTTTTACTTCTGGATCATCTTTTGCTTGTGCAGCTTCAATCTTCTCACGGAGCTTCTCAACGGAGATGTTGTTAGAGAACTTAATATTCATCAACGTTGCTCGTTGCTTAAGAACTTCAAGTTCACTAGGCATTGCAATATCGTTAACGGTATCTTCGTTGCCCTGTACGTCCAGTTCTACGTCAGTGGTCGGTTTATCGTTAATGCTCATGTTCATATTTCCTGTGGTTCAATTAGTTTTACTAAGAGGGGGACTTATGTCCCCCTTGTTTTATTTAGGACTATTACAGAGGAGCAACAGTCTTAATCAGAGCCAGACGTTCTGGACGTTTAACCAGGATACCGTAGTACCACTTGATGGAACTGAAACCAGTCTCACCATACGGGTCATTACGGTCAGCAGTTTCTCGACCAGGCATCTTAGTCATGATGGAGAACTTAACAGACTTACCATCAGTCTGGAAGCCAATGGTAGAGAAGGAGTCATCACCAACTACCAGCATCGGGAATACGTCATAGTGTTCTTGCCCACTAACCATAGAAGAGCGATAGCCCGGGTTAGTAGTAACCTGAGCACCAGCACCAGCCCAATGCAGCATCTCAGGAACCTGGATAATACGGAACTTGTCGATACAACCAATCTCACCATTCATCAGAGTACCGGCATCAGCATAGTGCTGAACCTCAATGAATGCTTTGTTACCGAACAGGTCTTTCATCGCTTTCAGTTCTGGAACCAGTTCAGAACCAACGTACATTACACGAGTACCACCAAGTACTTTGGTATCAGTCAGTTTAGAACCAGTGATGATAGTAGTCTGAGTCGGAGTACGGTTCTCAGTAAGAATCTGGTCAAGACGCATCAGGTTCTTATAAGAAACTACAGACGGAGTAGAACCTTCACCAGTGATGGTAGCATCGGAAGTAGCAGCACCTGCATACAGTACAGTACCAGCAGCAGCCAACAGGTCTTTCTGGAGAACAGCTTCAGTCAGCTGTACAGCACCGTTCATCAGTTCACGAGACAGGTGTTCTTTCAGCTGATCATCAGAATCAAAGTCCAGGGACTCTTGGGTAAATTCGTAGAAGAAACCGAACTTATGAATGGAACCTTCACGAGACAGACGAGTAAATCCTACACGGTTAACGCGACCACCGTTCTCTGTCAGCAGAGGCAGTTTAGAAGTGATGTTACCAACGTCTCTGGAAGAACCATACAAGTTACCATTAACGATGGTAGCACCATTGGCATCAATACCCTGGTCATTGATGTTCTTATCGTCAAGCAGTGGGACGTACTCATACACCTTAACAGTCTTACCGTAGTTCTTCGGCATGTTAATGGTGTTAGCCAGTGGCATGAAATACTGGTCTTTACGGGACTGAATAATAGCTTTCTTCAGCCAGTAATAGGTATTCATCTGGTCGGAACCAGCACCATCAATGCTAGATTTCTGGTCGTCAATTGGGGCGTTATAGTTTAACATATCATCTTATTCCTGTTTAAAGACTACCCGGTACTGGGAGTTTAGCGAAATCTTCATCACTCATAGCGAGTGGGTTTACAATAGGCGTTGCTTTACGTGTAGCAGCCCGATTAAGGGAAGCTGCTTTAGCTTGCTCATTATTAGCCAGAGTCTGCTTAGGTTGTGCTACACGCACTACCGGCTGAACCACTGGCTTAACTGCTTGTACCGGTTTTGGCTTAGTCACTCGGTTAAATGCCCCTTGCTGTGCAAGGAGGTTACCGACGTGGTTATAAGCCTGAATGAACGGAGTACCTACCGGAATCTGGCCTAACATCTGAAGACGGTTCACTTCGTTTGCAATGGTGTCATAAATACCATTCTCCCGTTGTTCGTGAATAGTCTGGAGTAAGCCACGATTCTGGTAAAGAGCATCTTTACTGACAGCATCCCATGTCGAGCCGATAACACCTAATGTAGCTTGTCCTTCTTGAGTAGACTTTAAGTCGTCAATTTCGGTTGCAAAATCTGCTTCGGTGTCGGTAACACGGTGATTGCCACCCTGGTAGTTAATTTCCTCATCTGGGTTAAAGTCCAGAGGATCTGTACCAGAGTCTTTGAGCAACTTCTTAATGGCTTCAGGATTCTTTTTATCCAGATCAATCAGGAAAGAAAGTTTATCCTCATCCATTAAGCCGTTGTTCTGTAACATCAGCATTACCTTACGGTAAGGCTTTAGTTCTTGCATCTTACGAGTATAGTTAGCACCCATCTGCATCAGGCTAATGGCCTCCTCCGGTGAACGGGGAGTAATCACTTTGCCGTTAGCTTTAAAAGGAGCCATCAACTTCTCGTAACCTTCCTTATAGTTGAAGTCAGCAGGCAGACCTTCAGACTGTTTGCCTTCCTCTTCCTGTTCCTGGCCTGGTTCAGTAGTAGAAGGTTCAGCTTTAGTAATCGGCTCGCCGTTACTATCAACTTCTGTGTCAACAACTTTATCATCAACTTTATCGGAAGTTAAAGGATTTGCTGAATCTTCTTCATCAGGTTCAGTTTCAGGAGGGGTTTCTTCGGTTGGTAGGTCTTCAACAGCAGGGGTGTTAACTTCTTCATCAGGAGTCTGTACGCCGTTGGTTTCTGGGTTGTTCTGAGTGGAAGTGTCTTCCTCAGCAATAATTGCTGGGGCTTCCATATTCAGAATCTCATCATCCGACATTGCGAGAATGTCGGAAGCTGTGGTTGCAGCTTCCGTAGTCATAGGAAATATCTCCGGTTAATTATTCGTCTTCAGGTTCAGCACGAACTGCGTCGAGTTCTTCTTCTACCTGTAGAATAACATCAGCTTCGTTTTCGCCCATACGAATAGCGAGGTCAAGCCAACGACGTAAGTGACCAGCAGCTTGAGCCATGTTCAATGCATCTGCACGGTTATTAGCCTCAAGCAGTGGGTCACCAGATTCTTGCACGTAACGTGCACAATCTTCCGTACAGAACTGGTGAAGAATTACTTTACGGAACAGTGGATTCTCCAGAAGTTTACGTACATCTTCTGCATGTGCAACTGCACTTTTAGCAGCTTCCAGTCGATGTTCCAGTCCAGCGATTGTTGATTCTTTACTCATGTGAAGGTCTGCCTTACAGGTTCATGCCAAGAGCCGATGCTGGGTCTTGGCTAGGGTCATAGTATTGGGAACTAAGTGAATAAGCTGGGTCTTGCTGAGCAGCTATATCACGTTCTGGTATAGAGTTCCCGTAAGTCAAAGTATTATATCCAACAGCTGCAGATATGTTGGGGGTAGTTTCCCCTTCTTTAATAGGTGTTGTCAATGCCTTAGTTATCTGAAGGTTCTGGTTTCCTTGAGATTGTGCTTTTTGTTTTTCCATATCACGAGCATGTTTAGTACCAGATTCCTGTTCCAGATAATCCAGGTCTTTAAGGTCACCAGCAGAAGCAGCCTCTTTAGCCTTAGCCATATTGAGTGCAATCTTGCTTTGTAACTCTTCATTCTCAAGCTGTGCTTTCTGAATCGCCAATTGCTTAAGCTGTTCTTCCATAGGGTCTGGCTGTGGTTGCCAAGTACGTAACTCATGAGCCAGGTCAGGCATACGTTTAAGTTCTGCAATCTTAGCTACGAGAGATAACGTAATAGTTTGGTCAACCGTATTACCCAATGTTTGAACCATGAAGCTCAAATCCTGAGATTTCTGGTTATCAATTTCAGCAGTGTTAATATCAACCTCAATGTCGAAGTTACCTTTAAGGTCTTCACGGTTAATCTCTACATACTGCTCGTTAGTAATACGTACTACTTCCTTCTCAGATAAGAACACAGCATTCATTGCACAAATCTTAGTACCAATGTCTGCCATACCCTTAGCTAATCGACGTAGGATTGCCATCTCTCGTTTGGATGCTGCATCAAGTGCACCACGAATACCAGCAGCCACATCTCCGTAAGCTGAACCAGTTACACCACCAGAGAATGCTTTAACACCTGTTAGTGATTCTGCTTCCTGGTTTTGCATCTGAGTCATTATTATTGCCGACTGAGGTAACTCAGGGAACTTATGTTCCATAATGGCCTGACTAGGATTACCCTGCATTGGGTTGTATTCATAATCTTGCCCATCGTCATATCGACGACGGTTCAGTGTATCCAGCATCCCTTTAGGATAGCCACGTTGACCATTTGCACTTCGACCTAACAGATCAATCATCCCACGCATAGTTGCACCAAGAATTGCTTGGTTATCCCCTAACAGTTCAGCATCAGCTTCACCAAAGAGTTCACGTTTACGGGGCATGTAAGGAACAACTACTAAAGGTAACTTACCATCCGGGAATGGGTTTTTCTCCATACGGATAAGAGTAGAACCAATCCAGGTAGCAACAATTGGTTCCAGCGAACCATCGTCATTGATGTCATAAAATCCCCAGTATTCATAGGCGACAACTTTCTTACGAAGTGCATCCTTAAACTGGAAGTCACTGGGAGTTTTACTCTCATGGTCTGGGTCAGTCATAGGGCTAGAACTTTCCCAATCAATCTTATCTAAATTGTGATAACGGTCCTTGTTCTTCATGAGGTCTGCTTTACATGTCTCAAACGAGATAACTGCATACAGAGCCTTATCCAAATCACCATTACAGCTTGGGTCAATAACTACGTTATTAGGATTAAGCATTTCAACAGTGGGTCTGTTAACCAGTGCTTTCTCTACTTCTACTTCAGTAACTCCTGTCTGGATTGCATACGTAGCTTCCCCAGTTTCATTGAAATAGTTAACAGCTTCCTTAATATCTTCCGGCATTGTTTCATCATACTCACGAGGATTCTCCGCCTGAAGCTGTAAAGCCTGCTGAAGAACATCTGCCTGTTCCTGGTTCTCAATTGGGTATAACTGGAATACTGGAGTTTCTGTTTTAATCTTAACAGTCTTACGTTCCCAACCAATACGAGCAATACCAGTACAATCATCTACAACACTGTGTACGTAATCATCTACAAGTTTCACTTTATTAAGTTGGGTACGGAATTGGTAGTTAAGAACTAATTCATTCTGACGTGCAGCTAACTCATCTTCAAAAGTAACCGGAGTTACTTTAAAAAGTTTATTGGACGAAAGGAACGGCTCAGACAATGGAGCATATCGCCACTCTGCCTGACGGCGAACCAGTCTAGGTTGGACTTGCGAACGTCCTTTAACCTTTGGGGGTTTAGCTTTACCTTTAACTTCCATCAGGTCATTCCACTCACGAATCTGTGCCATAATCGCATCGTGAGCAGGTTTAGCTGATTCCAAATCACCCTTCAGCAATTGGATACTTGGTTCCTTCTTCCAGTCCGTTAGCTTCTCTGATTGAGCCGGGTCTGGTAAAGGCTTAAAAGTGTCTTGGTGTTCCATAGTTAATCCTATTCAAAAAATTTACGATCAGCCTGAATTTGTTTACCCAACTCAATTAGTTGGTTGTCACGGAGTCTAACAGTTGCCTGGAGTTCTTCAACCAAACGTCTGCCTTCTTCAAGACTGCTGTCGAGTCTGGCTGCATGGCTTGCAAGACTTCTGCACTCAAGGGTTCCGGCTTCGGCTTGACGTTTATATACCGATGCTCGTCTTTCAGACTGTTGCATCCGGCTGTCGTAATCACTGCTAACGCGAGCAAGCTCGCTTGCGTAATTACTCTCAGCCGTCTGCAACCGGGAAGTAAGTAACCCGACTTCATAACTATGGTTTCTTTGGAGAGCATTGTATTTGTCCTGTAGTTTTTGCGTTGCCTTCAGGTCTTCAACCTTTTGGGCATCCCATTTCTTTTGTACAGTAGACTGTCCATTGGAATTACCCCAAAAGTAAATGGTGGCCCCGAGGACCACCACCAGAAGATAAGGCCAACCTTTAGAGATTAGCATCTTCATTACATGCCTCCAGTGGCACATTGCCGATTCGGTTAGCTACCCAACCATACGTAAAGTCTGGCATGTTCAATGAGGTGTAGTGGTTTAGTTGTTTAGCATCAAGTAACTTAATCATTACCTTACATGCTGCAACTTTGCCTCGTTTTTTCTGCAATGCTTTATATGCATTAACAGTACCTGCACCGACTTTACCATCAACTTGTATTTTAGGGTAGTCTTTGCCATCACGGGACATTTCATTAAGAGATTGCTGCAACCACTTAGCCGGTCTGGTTACACCGGTATTAACCCCAGCATCAACCAGTTTGTGTGTTACAGCAGGAGATATATCAGCGAAGGCTACGAAGTTAGGCTTAAGTACATAGTCGTCAATGTATATCTCAGCAGCCATCTCTTTCGTTAAACCCTTCATGGAACCATTCCAACCATACTCAGTAGCCAGAACTTCTTTATGAGACTTAGCTACTGATTGGGTAATACCATGATTAGTTTCCCCACCTGGGTCACGAGGATTATTTACGTACCCCCCTTCCATATAGAACACTGCCCCCAGAATAGCAGCGACAACTCCTCCCACTGCACCACCTTTTGCAGCGAGTTTTTGCTTAGCTTTCATGAGAATCTTCCTTTGGATGGAATCGTATTAGTCTGCCTACAATATTTAAAGCAAATAGTGTGATTGTAATACTGGAACCATGAGGAATATCTTCAAGGATGTGGCGAGGTAGCCCATTCAGCATTGGTTGGATAATATCTACAACAGAAAATAGAATTAATCCGAACGTACTAATCTGAACAGATGCCCACTTCCAGGACTTCTTCCAGTTAGGTACTAGCCCTATCTTTCTTTTTAACCTGCAAACCATGCGAATATCTCCCGTCTTATAGCAGCTAATACACCAATAATTGCACCTGCTACAGCCCACACCCACTTACCAAAAATTCCAGCACCAGCAACTTTATGCTTAATAGTGATGAACTCTTCGATGGTAGGCTCAGACTTAGTGATGCTCTCTTCTACCCGTTTAAGTCGGGTACTAAGGTCGCCCATAGACTCACTTAGTTTTTTAATAGACTCTTCCATTTTCTCCCTTTCTCTCGATTCACGGGTTTGGTTTTCGAAAATGTTTTTCAGTCTCTCTTCGAGTCTGGCTAGAGTTACATTATCTGGTTCATTTCTCATAAGGGCTTACTCAGGTTAGTTAAGTCGTGATTGACTGAAACAGTCTACATAATGGGTTGTTTGAGGTACAACAATAAAGCCCCTTGATAGGGGGCTTTATTTACTTATTTATGCCTTAATATAATAAGTATCTATACCAGATGGTACTGTATTTCTACCAACCTGCCACAGACTGGGGGTACTTGTTTGCATACCCCAACAATGGGTCAAGTTACCGCTAGTAGTAACAATCTGGGCAGTAATTGTAGGTTGTTCTCTAGTCCTGATAACCTTACGTACAGCAAAGTATGGAGATGCTGTAGGGGTAGTACCTGCCTGAATTACAATCTGGATTGCTTCACCAGTACTAACATATGAAGTAGCAGCAGCACCTGTACCATAACCAGTGAGTGTTACTTCCATAATGTCACCACGAACATAACCATCAGCATAACCTGATTGAGTATTACCATGACAGAATACAGTACCCTCGGAACAACCACTCATAGCGAACCAAGTTTCCCCATTCCCCAGGTCACCAGACCAGGTATAAACTTTGTTATTACTAACTTCAATATTAACAAGTTTACCTGCATTTACCTGAGTCAATGCAATACCAGCAGTATCAAACCAGGGCAGTAGTAAGGTGGATCCAGAACCCGCACCACCATTGCCACAATGAACTATTGTATTTCCTGAAATCTGACAAGATATAACATCACCACCAGACTGACCCAGGTTGATGCCATTCTTACCGAAGTTACGGACAAAGTTATTTTCCCATGTACAATAAGCACAAGCATTAGAACTGCCTGCCATGGTTCCCCCACCAGTACCGTAGGTAACACCATTCTGGAGAGTACAGTTTTTAACTGTAACGTTGACACACTCTTGAACACCAATCATATCCCCAGTGCCTAGTAATGCACGGACTGTAGTATTACTTGGTGGTGGTGGTGTAACTGTAATATTAGTTACACTGCTTACAGCAGTAACCAAATGTTCCGAACCACCCGGCAGAACTAACCACATCCCAGGTTTTACCCCAGTGAAGTCTGGGCCGGATGAGTGGGTAACTGCACCAGTAGTGCTGGTATTAACGTACATACGGTTACCCGGACAACCTATGTGAGTACCGGAAGCATTAACTCTATCAATCAAACTATAAGAGTAATTGCCAATATAAAGAGCACCTGCACCCAAATCTTCGGCCTGAATATCACGTACAAGTACGTTTGCACTAGCTGGGGTATTATCACCAAAGAATGCAATAGCTGCTTTAGAGAAGTTTCGCACCTTACAGTTAGTAATCTCAACACCATTTACGGCATTACCAACGACACCATAACCAGAGTTACCAACAAAGGTACAGTGGCTCAGTATTACACCATTACCAATACGCACCATTACTACTTCAGCATTTGCTTGGGTAACATCACGATTACCATCAATACACAGACCACGTACTGTTGCCCCTGTCTGTATGGACAAGAAGTCACTTAGGTAACTTACAGTACTATTACGACGAATAGTCGGTAAACCGTAGCACTCAATAGAGGCGTAGGCTGGAATCGTTAGTAATACTTTACTGTCGTAAGTCTTTCCTCGCATCTCCCCAATAATTTTATTGGTACTAGATGCTGCAAAAAACTTATTCAGGAATGGACCATCGTCAGTAATCCCATCCCCGATACAGCCAAACATTTCTGGGGTAATGCGGTTATTGTGCAAACGTTGCCAAGAGTAGGAGGCATTAACTCGTGCAACAATACCACCATCATCTGCATGGTCACCTGCTACAGAAATAAAATCACCACCCCCTGTTAGTGTGTTGTTGTGCCAACTACGTAATCTAACACGTTGACCTGCGGCAGTAGGAACCAGTGCACGAAGGGAGGCAAAGCTATCTACTTCACCAATCATTGTATAACCGAATGGGGAAGCTAATTCTTCAGCAATAGAGGTAGCACCCTGAGCTACCCAGGTAGTAGGCGAAATACCCCCAGTACTATCAATAGTAGAGCTAGCTGGAACTATCTTTGGCAAAGTACCTGCCCACACGTAATGAACACCGTCCTCAATAACAGCATCATTTTTCGTGTTAAGAATGGTTCCAAGAGTTAATGTACCAGGGGGTGTATTAAGCTCTCCACGGGAAAGGGCATAAGCACCCAAATCAATAGAACCAGCGGAATGGGTTAGTATTCCGGCCTGGGTTAAGGATGCACCCGTAGTACCGGGGGCGATATCGGTAGGGAGTGAGTAGGCTCGTTGAGTTTCCTTATCGTAAATTACTTTATATCCGGAGATAACTGCACCATCAGTAAAGTAAACTACCTCAGATTGTTTAACACCAAACTTACGAGCAATAGCTTGCTTGTTAGTAAGGATACCCGTTGAACCTTTACCGCCCTGTGCGAACAGTTCATTCATAACAACCTCTTTCTTTTTTAGGAACCTCCCCCAGTACTGAAGGAGGTTCATGTGTTAAATAATATTAATGGGGATTAAAGTAACGGTAATATTCCCAGGGACATAAGTTAATTCATCGCCTACTATATTCGCAATGCGAACGTTATGAGGAAGGGTTGGTAGCTTGTAAGACTTCTGTTGATTACTTACATATACAACCTTCTTACCGTTCAGGAACGAAGTATGGTCACCATCCAGGATAACTTCTGAGTCCTTCAGATTAAAACCACGGGCAATTTCTTGTATGGTCTTATCAGCTAGCTGAATTGTTTCCTCTGTGCCACCTACGGTAAGGATAACAACGTCATCTGTTGACAGCGGTTCTGTTAAGAAAATCCTTTGGTTATCCTTATCAACTGTATAGGACTTGCTGTTGAGATCCTTGTACAATCGTAACCCATTTACATAAACTGCTGATACATTGGCAAATATGAAAGGAATATCAATAACCTGTTCCCCACCAACAGCAGCACCTTGATTGTAGAGCCAGTTAACTACTCGCCAGTTATCAATACTGAGGGTATCCGGTACAGCAGGCATACCAGTAAGAAACATTAAAACTTCTTCTCCAGCTTCCAAAGGTTGTGCCAGGGTAACCACACCAGACTCTGTGTCAAAACTGTAGCCCTTACCGTTTGTTTGGGTAAAACCATCTATGGTTATGAATGCTACACCAGCCGTATCGACGGGGACGGTAATGGTATTCTCACCACCGATAGCAGTATAACCCCAGATTACATATGTAGATGGAGCACCACTATTACTATCGTCGGCTTGCCCAGACGTAGCTACCTTAACCCAGGAACCAGTAGCAGTAGTATCATCAGGAATAATGCCGGTACGATCACCTTCTACGTACAAGTAGTCAGTAACCTGACGGTCGCCAGCAGGGGTTTTATCATAGATGCGAGCAAAGATAGTCTTAGTAGTTAATGCTTTAAGTTCTGCCTCAGACTGTACACCAAGAACCATTCCATACTGATTTAGGAAATCATAAATGAGTTTAAGGTTACCCAAATTACAGTAAACAGTACGAACCACGTGATAAGCATTACCAAGTAGTGCATTTACCATTGGGTCATTAGAACTGTTTTGGCAGTAAGGATTGGTCCAATCCTGATTTGCATCAAAGGGGTTATGTGCGTTCATCGCCATCCTCGTTGTTCAAATTTAGTTTCGGTAATTGAAATACTTCCATTAGCCAGGTCGTAGTCAACAACCTCACCACAGATGCTTTCATACGTTTGCAGATACTCTGCTGCTTTAGCGTTAGCTTCAGGGGTATTTAAACCTGTGTGATAACGATAACCCACCCAGTTATGAAGTGCCGTCATTAGCGTATCAGCTAAGTCAACTTCCTGTTCTTCATCACCCGTAAGAACTGGATGCTTGGCTTGATACGTTACGTTAAGTGCCTCGAAGTGTCTGGGTCGCATACACTGAATAGTATCAGGCCGGGGGGTGAAGATAGCATGGGGGTCTGAATCATCATTCAGTCTACGTCGATTCCCAGAGTTATCAAACACATTTAAGATTTTAATAACGTCATCCTGGAAAGGCTTCATGAACCCATCCATGATATAAGGATATTGAACCTCAAGGGTAGGCTTAGTAAATTTGGAGTAAGCATATTTGGATTGAAGAGGATAATCAGTACGGCCTTCCTTCATCTCCACAATGCAGCTATTGGTCTTAAGGGGGAAACGACTATGAAGTCGTACCAGTCCTTCATTAATAGCAGCCAATATCTCCGGCTTACTATCTGGTTCAATATCTAGTCTGTCATCTGTGACTGAGCCAGTACCCTTCAAGGTACCCAGTGCCAAGCCACGGTATACTTCCGATAATTTCTGCATGGTTCCTCACACAATGTATGAACGTAGTGGGTTAACACTATCTTCTTCTTCCTCATCCCACATTGGGTCACCCTTGTTATCCACCAAAGTCATACCTGCTTGTGGTTTCCAAGGATTGAGATAACCCAGCATGGAGATAGTATCAATACAGTCATCCTTACCTTTAATCCCATTAATGGTAGCTAGTTTAATTTGGCCCATGAACAGACCCATAATAGTTGTATCTCTCAACTCTTCCGGGAAGTACATCTTACCAGCTTTGAACCATGGAACTACCAGGTTAAAGCGTGACAGTTTAGAGGTTACAGGACGTATGCCTGGCTTACCACCCTCAGAGGATGCAAAGTTAAAGAAGACATTACGGTTAATCATTTCTTTCTGAAGCAATGAGATGAATCCATTCTGTTGTCCTGTAATTTCGACACCAACGTTTTGTGGTTGGTATTCCTGAACCAGACGGAATAGGTCGTCAAAGTTTTTATCCATAAGCTGGCGATTAGCCACACCGTCAACCCAAAACCAATCTCCATTAGAACTATAAGCCCAAACTGATATGACACTATAGTCACTGGTCTGTTTCTCCGAGGTAGCAAAGTCAGTTGTAATATAGTAGTTGTAGCAGGACTTCATCCTTAACAGTTGTTGTCTGCTGTACCATTTAATCTCACTATCCTGAACAAGGCGTTCATCTTCAGAACTAATACGAAGCATAAGTTCCTGGTAGAAGCCAGCCAGCTTACCGGTCTTAACTGCCATGTCGTATTGAGCTTTAATATAGTCATATGAGAAACGGTCATCCCATGCACCTTGAAATTCTTCCCTGCTACAAGGGAACTTCTCACATACAGGCCATACGTTGACATCCCATGCACCGGACTCTACTGCTTCAATGATAATATCTTCCTTATTAAAGGGAGTACCATTGAAGATTACTTTACGGCGTGTTGGGTCAAGAGCATGGTTCACTCCTTTATAGACAGTATCCTTAATAGCTTCCATGCTTGTCTTAGAGTTAGCATCACCATCACTAATTAAGTCATCCAGTACACAGAGTGTAGGACGCTTGCCATATATCTTCGTACCACGAAGACCGGTCTTAGCACCAAACAGCTTAACACCCAGTCGATGACCTTCTGCATTACGGAACTCCAATAGGTTATCCGTAAAGGTAGCTTCAGGTATCCACTGCTGAAGGAACTCACTATTCTTGTAACGGAACTCAATGTTCTTACGTGCAGACTTAGCACCGTTATCCATTGAGTCAGATACGTAAATCATCCCCTCTACCTTACCCAAACTTGGTAAGTGTCCAAACACTGCCAGGAACAAAGTAAAGTATTCCATGAACACAGCAGTCTTACCTGCACCACGGAAGCACAGATTAACTACATACTGGTTCGGGGTAATCATCTTATCCAACATCTTCAGGTGAACCGGGGGTGTTTTGTTGGATTCGCCTTCTTTGCCATTAACCAACTTAATAAAGTTGGCAAAGGTAAGAGCAAACTGACTGGGAACATAGTTAGAAGAATTAAGGTGGGAGTAATCCACCTGGTCCAGCCATTCATCCAGTTCCTGTTTAATTAACTCAGACATCTGTAATGTCCTCATCTGCACGTACTAGTTTAGAACCAGCAATCTCTTTAGTAGGTACACCACTATTGATTGCATTAATTTGCTGTTCAGCTAATGCTGCAAGTGTTGCCTTGAGATCAGTCAACCCGGAGTTCTCCCTCAAGTCCAGATTGATATTCGTTACCTGATCTTTTGGTTTAGCTAAATGAGTAAGGATAGAGTTAGCTGCATCACATCTTACCTTCTCACTTGCTGCTGTAGTCATCAGTTCAACCTGAACATTGATTGCCTTCTGATAATTGTCTTGGTTCACAATCCACACTGGAACCAAACTTTGTTCCATAATGAGGTTAACTAACTTACCTCTGTGATAAGCAGATACGTAAGCACTAATATCTTTCTCACTGGTTCCTCGTGCTATAAGTTCTGCTTGTCGGTTGGGGAATGTTTTGAAGTAGGCTTCCTTATTTGAATAGCCCATGTGTTTGTAAGTCACATACTGAACTGCATTCATGTAGTCCTGTGTCTTAAACTTACCCTCCTTCATAACACCAGAGTAAGAGATGAAGTTTTCACGAAATGCTTCAGCAACCAGTTGGTCTTGGGTTATGTTGTTAATTGTGTCTACCAACTCCTGGCTTACACTGTTCTTGAAGTTAGCAGGTAGGGCATTAATGATCTGCTGCTTAGTTAGCTCACTCATACTTATCTCACTACAAAGTTATGTCTATTAACGAAGATTCTTTTCTTGGGGTGAGATACCCCTTGAAGAAACCATACCATACAGTTACACTTTAGTCATGATATAGAAAAAGTTCATGATACTAAATAGTATGTAATGTTCCGATAACCCTATTCCCCAAGGAGTAACCTTTGAGAATATTTATGAGAGTCCACGACTCTAAAGACGAATACAAGGAACTAGATCATACCAAGGCTGGCATTCTACCGGATGATATTATCATTACACATGATGAAGACACCTACCATGACTTAGCTGGGATGATGCTGTTAGAGAATCGTCCAGGCATTAAGATCTTAGAACCAAGAGAAACTTACTCTTTAGAAAAACGTCTTTCAGCTCTTGTGTTCTTTACAAAATTACCTCATAGTGTCTCCATCAAACGAAGCAACGATAGCGTTCGGATGACGGTGACGATGTGATTAGTCATACCGCCTAGTAGACAGTGGCGGTACTCATAAAGAGTTAATAACTTCTACAGTCAGGGTTCCCCGGCTCCTTTCCTACTCCGTAGGTCTAACGGTACATAAGTACCTAGGGGGATGAACTGACCCGTGATTGAAAACGGTAAGGGGTAGAGTCGAGAGGCTCTACCCCATTTCTTTTTCTGGAGGTATGCAATTATGAGCATCTACTGTTTTGATATTGATGTTACTGGAGTACTACGTGGACAAGAGCCTTACTGCTTAGGAGAACCAGAAGCAGTAAGTAAGTTCATTGCTCCCTGGCAATCAGTATTCTTTCCTGACTGCGATGAATCTCATGAAGTTATTGGTTCCCTCTTCCTATCTAATCCTCAACTTAACACTGTGATATTGTCTGAACCAAAGGTGTATGACCTTACTCGTTATGATGGGTTTACCGAGTTCTTCCCTGGTATACGCTTCTATAAGATAGACGGTTGGGAATTGATAGCTGACCATAACGTCTTTAATAAAACACTTTCCATTTACTTCAAACCTATCCATAGAGGAAGGAGAATCAATCATGAAATTCATAATGACCATTCCCAGTTTTATTAAAGGGGAGTCCATGTACACAACTGACTTCACCTTAAAGGAAGTCATGAATAGTAGTTCTCAACAAGTAATTCTGGTTCCTACCTTAGAGGACTACCATGAAGTAAGGGGACAGCTTTTCTTAGCAGGCAATGACCGTAAGGTTGTGTGTCTTGTTCCACCTTCCGTATATACAAACCCCAATGCTAATGACCCTATACCGTATATGCTGGTATCCGATGAATACCAATGGGATAGTCATTATGAGAATGGTAAATACCGTTACTACTATGTAGGGAAGTAAGATATGCACTTGTATTGTCTTATTAGTTTTGCCACTACTTGTTATCTATCCCCATATACATTGGGTAATATCCTGGCAGGTAAGGGGAGAGTTACCACCATCCTGTATGAGCCAAGTGAAGAAGCAGAAGTGTTCATGGGTACTTGCTTAATGTTAGGGTAACCTATCCAATTCATTAATATAGATGACTCTATGGAAATACCCGAACACACCAGTGTGTACATACTATCTGAGAATGAACCTATGGTAGTAACTATCCTTACAGGTAGGCTTATTACCCTCTATCCTTCTACCTCATATTTATCTAGCGACGAGGGTCCTTATGAATAGAGTACTGTACCTCCATCAGTATACGGATGAAGTCTCTGTTTACTCTGAGAATGTCAATAAAGCTATTGATTGGTTACTGCCGCAAGACTGTCATATGCTTATGTTACCCGGCGAGTTAGCGGATAGTACTCGTGGCTCCATTCTTCTTCTAAATAGTCCAGCTAAGTTAACCATCCTTAATCCAGGAGAATTCATAAAGATACCTGCTGGGGAATCTGCATTCTTGTTCTTTGAACCAAGGATAGAAGAAGGTTTTGTTGGTCTTACTATAGATGGTAGACCTAATAAAGATTTTAAAAGAGTAAGGATTATATACCATGAAACTTACTAAGATAGGTTATGCTGGTGGACCTAACCCCACCATTCATACAATCTTACAAAACCTTGAACCAAGTAGACTCACACCTATTATTCTAGTACCAGATGAGCAAACCCTTCACGAAGTGAAAGGTCTGGCTCTAATACTAGGCAGGAAAGTTCTTGTAAAACTACAAGAACCAGGAAAGGAACTACCATGGTCCCCTTCCTTGTACTCCCCCTGGCATGTAAACACAGACAAGTATCATATGTCTTTCGGTATTACGAATGAATTACAAACCCCTTACTTGGTATATGCTCCCTCCTATTTAACTGCTTATAAGTGAGAACTCTATTATGTGGAAAGTATATGTAAAAGGTTTGGATGAACCAGTAATGGTGCATAACTTGCTTGGTATTGTAGTAGGCTTACCCATCTTGGTACGGGGTAAGCTGTATGAGATAGTTAACTATGAACCAGTGAAAGCACCACTATAACTACAAACCCGATAGCATAGGCACATGCAATGAAACGAAGCCAGTTATCAGGGTCTGTAGGATTGTAGTTACCCCAACCATCTTTCATGATATTACCTCAAAGTTATCTGCTTATAGAGATAGTGCCTATAATATTTTTGCATGTCAAAATTGTGATAGCTATGTTCAGCTGTAGTGGTGTGGCTGGGGCTACACCCTTACACTCAACTAGCCCCCCCCCGGTATGTTGCCCCTGTAGTCACTACCCTACCCCACCTTACACATTACACTGGCTTGCAAGCAAGCCCATGGGCTTATGCGCATATCTTCGGCTTGCGTGCGTGCCTACATCTTTATAAAACATATTTGACGAACTTCGTTCGTCTACATGCTCCGCATGTTATGGATGTGTGAGATCGTAAGCTCCCATCCCATGAGCCATTGGACATGTTTCCCTTACGATGTGCCTGTGCATCCACAGGCAACCTTATTATTTATCAACGATAGGAGATATCATCATGACTACTCAAGCTACTGTACGTATGACCGCAGGAACTTTACTGGGTACTGTTAACTCAGCTGCTACTACTGTAGCAGATACCTTTAGTACTGCAACAAAAGCAATAGGTATGCTTAATTCATATGTTAGTACGATGGCAGAGAAACAAGCCATTCATACTAAATTAGAAATGCATACCTTTGTTAATAAACTGGCAGAGGAAACAGCTATGACTGAGACTCTGCGTAAGAAAAGTATTGAAGAATTCTGCAAAGATTCAGAGAACGCTCGTATCTATAACGCAGAATATTCAAAAGTAATCGACATCCTGACTAAAGACTAAGTCATCAAGGAGACTCTTCGGAATCTCCTTTTATAAACATTAGATAGATAGTAAAAAGTAGATAACTATCTACTTTAGGAGATAGAAAATCATGACTAAATTCCGTTGTATCAAAGGCAGTTCTGACATCCCTGTTGGAACAATTATTGAAGGAGAATTGGAAGGAGAATACATCCGATTAACTAAAGATTCTACTGTCCTATTTGGAGAAGAACCTTACTTTGAGAAAGGAGAAACAGTTAAGTTAACTGGTTATGTATGGCAATGGGAACAATTCGATGGTTCCGATAAAGAAGAACTACTGGCTCGATTTGAGCAAGCTATAGAAACCTACCGTATATGTACGGAGTTAGTAACTAAGTGCGAATCAGAAGCTGACCTCATTAAAGCTAAACAAGAGTATGAATCTGCTAAGGCAGAAGTACTTAAACGCTTGTCTTAAAAACCAGACGCTCCGCGTCTAAAGGATAAGAATGAATCCACTTCTTATCGAAATCCTAAGTTTTTTCTTGGGTTTAGTCACCGACGGACAAACCCATAAATCAAACATTTATCAATCTGGAGAGTACAAAATGTCTATTCAAAAATTCACTTTCGGTCAATCTAACGCTGCTGCTACTTCTACTGCTAAAGCTGATAAGCCTAAGGCTCAGTTCTGGCTGAACATTGGTTATGTTGCTAATGAAGGCTCTGATGATGAGAAATTCATCTCTCTGCCTACTGGTATTCCACTGGATACTCAGGAACCACTGCCTACTAACAGCAGCAATGCTGACTTCCGTGCTATGCGTTGTGCACAGAACGATTTGCTGGAACAGTTAATCCAGTATGCTCAGAACCTGGAACCAGGTGAAGAAGGTATCATTAACCTGCAAGTTCAACTTCGTCGTGTGAAAGCAGAGGCTGCTGACATCCCGGCAGACGAGAATAAATATGCTCGTAAACTGACTTTCTAATCAACAACTGGACTCCCTTCGGGGAGTCCCTTTTTTTTAACTAGACGATAGTCTATTCTTACTTTTTGAGCATCTTTCGGCGAAGGGTACTGAAAAAGTAAATCTCATTCATAAGGCATATATTGGAGAAAGAAATGAACATTATTGTTAACCGTTACAACAGTGAAGAACTCATTAGAGTACTGAACGATATTGGCCAGAAGGCTTCAGTGTACAAACGTTGGCAGGTATCTGTTCAAGACAGTAGAGGTCATTTCTATGACTACTACTTTGCTGCTAAACCAACTAGAAAGCAAATTCGTAAATTGCGCAAAGAGAATTGCGTCTACCATAAGGCACATTGCTATGAATGTGGCAAGAGAATCAAACTAGGTGATGAGTTCTCTTTCGACGACCTCAACTATGCTCACTGGGACTGCTTAAAATGACTATCTATGAATTAGGCTACATCTGGTCTTACTTTGTAATTGCATGTGCACTGTTCGGTGCATGGAAACTACGTTATGTTGCTGTGCGTATTGCCACTTGGACTGTACGTAAAGCTAAGTTACTGGCACTCTTACCTGTAGTGTTTGTTCAGTGCTGGTGCAATGACAAACTGAACAAAGCTGTCCGTAAACAACTCAATGAAATTGAAGCTGAACGATATGCTCGGAGGAACCTGTGATGAACTACTCAGCTATGCGGTTGTACTTCTATGAACAATGGATTGAATCCATATTAGGAACCGTAAACGAGTATGACCTTAAACGTGCCCGTGAACATGCTGATAAATGTATCCAATCTATGAAAGAAGCCGATGGTGTTCACTGACATCAATGCTGCTATTGAAGAGTGTATCTTCCGACGTAACCATACTGGTAACCAGAAGAGACATTATGGCGTTGTACAACTCAACGGCTATCAAATGGTTGTAAGAATTGTACGTAACAGTAAACCTTTTAACTTTATGTGGAGCACTAAACATGTGTAAGTCATTAATCATGGGCACAAAAACTGATGTACAAAAGATGAAGGAGCGTCTGGCTGCTAAGCAACAGACATCTGAACCAGTACGTAAAATTGTTACCTTCAATCATCCCTGTATCAAATAGTAAGGAGTCCTCCAATAGGAGGCTCCTATTTTTTATTCTTGAATAGTTAGATATGTATTTAAATAGGAGAAATAATCTTGAATGAAATAGTATGTATACTTCCTCACTTAGCTAAAGTAGCAGACAGGAATATACGGATACATTTACCCTTCCCATTAAGTAATCCATTCACTCGTAATGAAAGAACCACAGTAGAAGATATAGAGATAGCTTATGAGGCTTACCTTCGTAATCGTCTTATTAGTGGTGACAAATTAATTACAGCAGAGATGGAAAGGATTGCATCCTTTGTCACAGATAGTACTAAGAAACCTGTTGGTTTAATTGGTACTGAATCTGATGTTAACGTTATTCGTAAAATATTAATGGAGGCTTTAAGCCAATGATGTATACAAGCGATTATGGTATTTGCCCAGTCTGTAAGAAAGGACGTGGAGTTGCCAATCATAAACGTTGTAGTCGTATATTGCAGAAACAACGGAACCAAGAAGAATGGGCTAAGGTGCTGGAAAAACAGCATAAAGAAGAGAATCAGCAGATGGCTGTTAAGGCATCTACTCAACGTATTCGTCGTATTAACTATATACGGGGGTATCAGAAATGATTATTACCTTCCCTACTCACAAGATAGTTGAATATATGGGGAGCACTATCGAAGTCCCTTTATGGGTTAATTACATTGCATTGTTTACGAATGTATTTACTAAGAGTTCAACCTTAATTGGATTCAGTCACAAACCTAAACTAACTGATCAGGGAATATGGGTTAGTAAGAAAGGTAAGCAAGAAGATATTGGTATTATAACAAACTTTAAACCCACTAAAGATTTAATCTACAGTACTCTGAGGAAAGTATGAATAACATTGTAGTAGTACATGATAATACATTTACTGACGTCGCTAAGATGATGCGTAATATTGATTACGTATCTCAGACTAGTAAAGCATTCAACGAAGAGTTCACTATTTACTGTGAACCAGAATCACCACTGGTTCCTGTATTAAAGGAAGCTGGTCTACCATACTCTACAGAGAACTTCCCAGATGAGCCAGAGTATATGATTACATTCATATATGATTTACATGATGGCTCTCATGCTAGTGAACTAGCCATGAACCAATGGCGTAGTAAACGTCCTGTATTTGCATTCCAGGTACTTAAACCATGAAAACTATCTCATTAGGTGATAACACCAATGCTTTGCTAGGTGTATCTGCACGTCCAATTATCATTGTTAATAAACATCACGGTAAATCCGGTGAGTATATTGGGCGTGGTTCACCATTAGGCAATCCATTCGTCATTGGTAAGCATGGAACCAGAGAGCAAGTAATTGCTAAGTATAAGGTCTGGATGCAAGAACAGATTGATAAGGGTAATCCAGTTGTACTGGATGAACTTAATCGTCTGGGTAATAAAGCCATTGATGAGAAAGGACTGGCCTTACAGTGCTTCTGTTATCCGAAACCATGTCATGGTGAGGTTATTAAAGAGAAGCTCGTACAGGCTATGTATAACTACTTTGTGGAGAATCCAAATGGGTAAACAATGTAATTGCGGAAAAGGCTATGTATCCCAATGGGATAACAAATGTGGTCACTGCCGAACCAAGAAAGAACAACGCGATCATGAGTATGCTCTTACTTATTTAGAAATGACACGCAACTGCAACAATATGACCACACACGGCGCATATATTTATAATCGAGAGGCTTGTAAATGAAAGAGATATTCGTATTCGGAAGTAATTTAGCAGGTCGTCATGGTGCTGGTGCAGCGAAAGTTGCATATAAGAAGTATGGTGCTCGTTATGGGATGGGAGTTGGTCACTATGGTTGCAGCTATGCAATCCCAACCAAAGACCAGAACATAAAGACCATGAAACTGGATGACATAAAAGTATTCGTAGATGCTTTCATCCTATACGCAGCATCACACCCAGAGTGGGACTTTAAAGTAACACGCATTGGTTGTGGTTTAGCTGGTTATAAGGATGAAGAAATTGCTCCTATGTTTGCCAATGCTACAGGCAATGTCATGTTTGACGAAGCCTGGAAGCCTATTCTGGGAGATGGCTATATCTACTGGGGAACATTCTAATGACTTATGAAGAACTATAGGCTGCTCAGGTCAGAGCCAGAGCACTCACACGGCATGGCATCTACTGTGCATTGCTGAACGAATTAAAAGGTCGTACTAAGCTAGGTCACATATCAGGTTTAGTTAAAATACCTATGCGTAGTCTAGTATGGCCTTATCGGGGAAAAAGTAATGAATTTAGCGGTAATGGTTTATATGTACGCATCAACTACCTTGGTCAAGAGAACAATATTCGTATTGCCTTTTGGACTAAGTGTTAGGTAATAGCTGCTCCGCAGCTTTAGGAGAGTAACTATGGATACAACTGCTGTAAGCATTGGGGAGATTGTAAAAAGAAAACATGAATTAAAATGGAGAGATTATCATCTATTAAAACATCTTATTCGTATGACTGTTTCAAGTCCTGCTCTCCATTATTCAGAAGTAAGTGAACTAGGGACAAGATTATCGATGTTTACCAGTAGAGAGGTCGTATCAAAGAGTATATTTATAAGCTGCTACTTCGATGAAAGTATTGGCAAATATGAATTCAATTGTTTTATTAAATAAACTAATTTATTAGGAGATATGCGATGTACTCATCTATTGAACATCAGAAGCAGCTTGAAGTCCTATTCAATAAAAATCAATTACTGCCTCGCATGAGGAAGGAATTCGAGGACTCCAAAGAAATTGACTTTAAGGCATTCGCTGCCTATTTAGAAATTGATTATAAGCTGCTCATTGATGCAATGGTGCAGATTGCCTTACATAAACGTGCTGACATCCAAACTATGATTGGCTCTCTCATGAGTCACTCAGATGATGCTCAGTATATCGCTGACTGTCTGTATAAGATGGCAGAGAACGACTGCTTCAACTATGACCCTACCATCGACAAGTTCGGTGTTATCTATGAGATTAGTGAAGATGTGCAGATGGAGCTGGAAGCATTCCAGTATCCATTACCAATCGTCAGTAAGCCTAAGCCTGTCCTGACTAACCGTGATACTGGTTACTATGAGTCAAAAGGCTCAATCATCCTCAAGAAGAACCATCATGAGATGGACGTCTGCCTTGACCACATCAACCGTATGAACAACCAGCGTCTCTGTATTAACTGGGACGTTGCTAACTATGTAAAAGACTCTCGCCCTAACATGGATAAACCCAAAGAGGGTGAAACCCGTCAGGATTATGAAAAACGTGTTAAAGCCTTTGAGAAATACAGCCGTACAGCTAAGGAAGTAATGGAGTTAGTGACCAAAGAAGGTAATAACTTTTCACTAGCACATAAGTATGATAAGAGGGGCAGAACCTATGCCTGTGGATACCATATTAATTTTCAAGGGACTTCATATAACAAGGCAGTGATTGAATTTGCAGATAAAGAGCTTGTTAACGAGGACTAATGAAAGAACGTATGCCAATGGGCTACTGGAACAAGTCAGTTGATGAACTTGCCATAGCCAATCCACTAGAGGCAGCGAATAGTGCCACTGGGTACATTCGCATCTCTCGTGGAAATAAAATTCTATACCTTCACCGTTGGCTGTGGGAAATGAGGCATGGACCCATCCCTGCTGGTTATACAATTGACCATATCAACGGTATCAGAACAGACTGCCGCTGGTGTAACTTGCGGTGTGTTCCTATTGTAATCAACCTACGTAACTCTACCAAACGCTCAGACAATACGTCTGGGGTAACTGGTGTGTCTCTATGGGATTCACCAAAGGGGATCTTCTGGCGTGCTACATGTACGGACAACATCACCAAGAAGCAGAGGTGTAAAGTATTCTCAGTTAAGAAATACGGCTACGAGTTCGCATTCCAACAGGCGTGTGATGCACGAGCCGACATGTTAGAAGCCTTGAACCAGAATGGTGCTGGCTATACTGACCGTCACGGTCAATAATCAATCACAATCAGGGAACCAGTTACAACAAAGCTGTACTGGAGTTCGCTGATAAGGAATTGGTAAACGATGATTAATAATCGTGCAGTAGAAGACTTCTATGCTCATAGAGAGTTGGTACTGAAACGTATCAATGAAGCAATGAAACGTGAGGCTGAAGCTAAAGCTAAACGTAACCATAAATAAATCCAAATGCGAGCCAAATGGCTCAAGTCGCTAAGGAATATAAAATGCAACTGTTAACTGCCCGTGAATACCTGAAAGTAGATATCGCTAACAACTATGGCTTAGACAAGAAGACATGGGATGAACGTATTAGCTGGTTCGATGAGAATGAGGCTAACCTGCTCAATCTGGTAGATGAAGCTGAAGAGTCTGCTCTGTTCTATGCAGGTGTAAACGCATGGAAAGATATGAAAGCCGGTAAGCCTATCGGTTATGCCGTAGCTCTGGATGCTACATCATCTGGCTTACAGTTACTGGCTTGCCTAACTGGTGATCGTTCTGCTGCTGAACTGTGTAACGTAGTTAACTACATGGGTGAGAATGGTAAGCCATTACGTCGTGATGCTTATACAGTTATCTATCACAAGATGCTGGACATCCTTTGTGAAGCATCCCGTATTAAACGCAGTGACACTAAGCAAGCAGTAATGACTGCGTTCTATGGTTCAGAAGCTAAGCCTAAAGAAGTATTCGGTGAAGGTATTCGTCTCAAGACTTTTGAGAACGTAATGGAAACTGTTGCAAGTGGACCATGGGCACTGAACAAGTTCTTACTGCAATGTGGTAATCCGGATGCTAACCGTTACGTATGGATACTGCCTGACAACTACCACGCTGTCATTAAGGTCATGGTTCCTGAAGTGCAGACCGTTAACTTCTTAGGTAAGCCATTCGACATCACTCGTATGGTTCAGGGTACTGAAGAGAAGACTCGTATGCTCTCTGCTAACATCACCCACTCCATTGATGGGATGGTGGTACGTGAGATGCTGCGTCGTTGTAACTTCGACATGAACCAGGTGAACTATATTAAGTCCCTCTGTGAAGGAACCAATGATTACATGATTGGTTCTGACGATAACTATGAAATGGTTAACACACTGTGGTCTAACTATGAGAAGTCGGGATTCCTGTCTACCCGTATCTTTGATTATCTGGACTCAGAAACGATTGCATTGGTTGATACAGTTGTAATCATGGCTATGCTCAATACTATGCCTAAGAAACCATTCCCTGTAATGACCGTACACGACTGCTTCCGTTGTCACCCTAACTATGGCAATGACCTACGTCGTCAGTACAATCAGATTCTATCTGACATTGCTAAGAGTGACTTACTAGGCTTCATCCTGTCTCAGGTACTGGGGCAAGAGTTCTCTGCTGGTAAGCTGGATGACAGCCTCTGGCAGGACATTCTTGAAACAGATTATGCATTAAGTTAATAAACTAGCCTCATTCCTTCGGGAGTGAGGCCTATTTTTTTGCTTGGAGGTAACAACTATACTAATCCCTTTTGAATTAATCTTTCAGCTAATACTGATAGTTTTGTCTGTACTGGTTCTGTCTACAATAGTTCATGCCCACAAATCTAAGTTTGCTTATTACTACTATGGAGCATACTCACTAGGTTGCTTTGTAATGGCGGGATGGATAGCTTTTGCTATCTACTGTGTAAACAACTAACCCTCTTAATGGAGGGTTTATTTTTTTACATGTCATGTATACTAATCCTGCTATTTACTTATGAGGAAACTGATATGCCAACTTTGAAAGTAGGTTTTAACAAAACCACTAATGTTGCAACTGTACTGGATGCAAGTGGTTCTATCCCGGGTGGTTCCGTAGAAGTAGGAACCTTTGAGCACCCAGATGCCACTTACCCGGATAGTTTAGTTATCTTCCATGGTGTTCGTGATCTGCTGTATAAACGTTCTGCTAAAAACCCAGCTGAAGAAGGCTTCTGGCCTAACAACATCGTGGATATGCAGTCTATCTCTATTGATATGAAAGCTACTCCACGACTGACTATTGCTACCAAACTGCCTCGTGTAGTCTCTGCTATCGAAGGCGAAGATATTAACTGGCATGTTGATGTAGCAGGTGGTAAAGCACCATTTATTTATAAGTGGCAATTCAAAGCTGACACTGCTGGTGCAGTATTCGCTGATATTGATTCTGGCGATAACGCATCTGCTATCACTGCAACATTGACCCTTAACAACGTAACAGCTGCTTCTGCTGGTACTTATAAAGTAATTGTTACTGATGCTAATGGAACCACGGTAGAAGATACCTCGTTGCTGGCTGTGGGTTACTATGAAGCAAGCTTACTAGTAGCTACTCCTGCTTCACTGGCTCTGTCTGTTGCTGACGATACCACTGATGGTAAGACTGTAACCATTGCTGCTATGCCTGTTGGTTCATCTGCTGGTACTTTGTCTATCAAGACTGCTCCGGATTCCGGTCGTGCTACAGCTACCATTGCTGGTAACGTACTGACAGTTAAACCTGTGGCTGCTGGTGAAGCTACTTCTGTAGTAGTTACCAATGGTACTGTCGATGTAACTATCACTGTTACTGTTGCAGAGTAAGGGTATCTCTTATTTGGGGTTATAAACCCTGGAATGAAACCCTCAAGTTTGACCTCCCTATTGAAGGGAGGTCTTTTTTTGACTTAAACAAACTGGAGCCAGGAAATGTATAAAGAGATTGCATTCTTCTCGTTCTTGTTAGGTGGGTTAATTGGTGCAGGATTTGTAGCTATTTCTAATACCTACTTTGGTTCTACTCCAAACTCTGTAACGCAAACCCTCAAGCATGAATGTGAATTGAATATCCCTCGTAATCAAAGCTGTGTAATGCAGTTCGTACCGGAGAAGAAATGAAACTTACCCAGTCCCAAGCAATTTTCCTTCGCATGGTTCAAGGTGGTTCTGCCACCAGCAACCGTAATAACAAAACTGCACAGTCTCTTAAGAAGCTGGGCTTAGTACAGTTCAATGCTGGTCTTGGGTGGTCATTAACCCCTACCGGAGTACTTCAACTCAACGAGTTAAAAGGTAACTAAATGAAAACTTTAATTGCTGTTGTTCTTGTAGCTCTATCAGTTCTTTCATTCGGTGCTCAGGCATCTAGTCATGCAACCTTGTTGGAAGCTGCTGCTGATTACAAAGCCAATAATGAAAACTTTGTGAACCAAGGTTACTTCATGGGCATGGTCACTATGGGTGTGGAAGCGGGGAAGAATTGTGTACCTGATGATATGAAGTTAGGTCACATTTTTGACAGAGTGGCCTCTATTATCCTGTATGACCGAAAGGTTAATGCAATGAAAATACCATCAGACATGGTTCTGTTAGCGATTGATACAGCGTATCCATGCGTTAAATCTTAATTAGTAATTCCATTAACTTTTGGAGAGTAAGTAAATGGCGAGCATTGACTCCTTGACTGTATGTAATACACGCCAAGCCCGTAACTTTATTATCCGTGCCTTGCAAGCAGGTAACGTACCATTCCTGACATCATCACCGGGCATGGGTAAGTCTGCAATTATCCGTTCTGTTGCAGAAGAATTTGGCATGAAGTTGATTGACCATCGTCTATCTACTTCTGCCCCAGAAGACTTGTCTGGTCTACCATTCCGTAATGGTGACCGTGCAGAATTTATCCCGTTTGCTGACTTATTCCCTATCGAGGGAGATGAAGTACCGGAAGGTTATAATGGATGGCTCCTGTTCCTTGATGAGTTCAACTCAGCTAAGAAAGAAGTAGTAGCTGCTGCATACAAACTAATTCTAGACCGTATGACCGGACAGAAGAAACTTCACCCTAATGTGATGATTATCTGTGCCGGTAACAAAGCTACTGACCGAGCCATCGTTAACCCATTGGGTACTGCAATGCAGTCTCGTGTTGTCCACTTTGAAATGGAACTTAACTTCGACATCTTTGTTGAAGACGTAATGATTCCGCAGGAATGGGATGAGCGTCTGGTTGCATTCTTACATGCTAACCCTGGTTATCTGCATGACTTTGACCCGGCCCATAAGAACAAAACATTCTGTTGCCCACGTACTTGGGACTTTGTTAACAAAGACCTTAAGAACCGACCAGAAGGTGCTTTGCCTGATGAAGATTCTATATACTATGCAGGACACGTTACTGCCGGTAAAGCTACAGAGTTTGTTCAGTTCACTCAGGTATACAATCGTATGATTACGATCGAGAAGGTAGTCAAAGACCCTTTGGGCTGTGCACTGCCGGAAGATAACAACCTGTGTTGGGCTACCGTTAACCATCTGGCTAACAAGACTACTGAAGATAACTTCGCTGATGTACTTCAGTACATTGAACGCTTTAAAACGTTCACCCATAAGATTCTGTACTTCCGTACAGTAGGCAAAGCATTACCAGAACTTCAGGCTACTCCTGAATGGCGTAAGGCTGCTGCTAACATCTCTCGTTACATTCACGGATAATCACATCATGAACCAGATACCTCAGCACACACTTAGTGATGAACAACTCATGCGTGAGTATGACCGTATTCAGGCCCAAGCCTTTCTAGGCAAGTCTGCTGCGTTTTTTGGTTCATTGCTGTGTAGTCTTAAGTTCTCATGGAATCGTGAGGATTGTCCCACTGCATGTACTGATGGAATAGAACTCCATTTCAACCCAGACTTTTTTATCTGGATGTGTCCGGATGCAAGAGAAACAGTGCTAATGCACGAACTCTGGCATGTGGCATATCTGCATGGTATCCGTTGTGGAAGCCGTGACCCTGAAGTCTGGAACCAGGCATGCGACCACTTCATCAACCTTCAGTTAGAGGAAGATGGTTACAAATTCACTGGTATCGATGAAGGCATTTGCAAAGACCCTCAATATAAAGGATGGGTCGAAGAAGACATCTACGATGACCTGATGAAGAACCCTCAGAAAAGGCAGAAGCCGTCAGGGGGTGCTGGAGCAGGTCTTGCTGGCGACATGAAAGCTCCCTCTTCGGGGCAGTCCCCGGGTGCTGTTGTCAACAACGTAGTACGTGCAATGCAAAGCCAGAAGATGGCTGGTGGAATGATGCCCGGTAAAGGTGCTGGTCGTATGGAAGAGGTTATTACCCAATTCCTTAAACCAGTGGTTCCATGGCAGGAAGTCCTGCTGAACTTCTTTACCGACATTGATGACTCACACTATACATGGGTCAGACCTAACCGTCGTTTCACTGACATCTATCTTCCTTCTCTGGAAGATGATGAAGGACGCTTACGACACTTAGCTTACTTTGAGGATGTATCTGGTTCTATTAGTAGTGCTGATTCTCTGCGTTTTAACTCAGAAGTTGCCTACGTCAAGAGCCAGTTTAATCCTAAGAAGATGACCCTAATTACCTTCGACGATATTATCCAAGAAGAAATAGACATCACTGAAGAAGATACTTTTGAAGAGATTAAGATTACTGGTCGTGGTGGTACAAACCTAGAACCAGTACGTGAGTGGATTATTAAGAATAAGCCAACCGCTGCAATCATATTCTCTGATATGTATGTTCGTCCTATGGAAGAATTACCATTTGATATTCCTATCATCTGGTGTGTTCTGAATAATCCCAATGCTACCGTACCTTTTGGGGAGGTAGTCCATATCCCTAAAGGAATGAAATGATTATTAACCGTAGTCGTTTATTAGAACTGTCTCCAATTAAAAACATGGTTGACTCTAAGCAAACCAGTAATGGTTTCTCTTGGGGTCTTACAGAATGTGGATACGATATTCGTATTAAGCAGGATGTAACTATGTTCCTAGGACGTCGCTTCGTACTGGCGTCATCCATAGAAGAATTCGACGTCCCACCTAACCTTATGGGTCGTGTACTCAATAAGAGTACGTGGGCCAGAAAGGGAATTGATGCAAGCATGACAACCAATATCGAACCAGGATGGAAAGGTTTCTTAACTCTTGAGCTTCGTTATTCGGGTGTAATGCCTATCCATATAAAAGCAGGTACTGGTATTGCACAAGTAATCTTCGAAGAGATTGCTGTGCTTAGTCACTATGATGGCAAGTACCAGAATCAACCTAACAAACCAATAGCTGCTAGACCTTCAAAATAAAAGGCTATCCAGCTTAATCAAGGAAATAACATGTCTGTATTTCAAGTAACACCTACCGGCAGTACCATGCGTAAAACTATTGTTGCAACTAACGTAGTAGACGTAGATGAAACTCCGGCTGGTGCTGTAGTCCATCTGATTGACGGTCGTTCTGTATCTGTAGAAGAAAGCTACCGTTCAGTACGAGGATACGTTCGTAAAGCTTTGACTGCTGTCTCTGACGCAGAGTAAGTAGCTGCCTAAATAGCCCAACTATATTGGGCTATTTGTGAAGAAACTAACTCAACTCTACATAGGAACCATCATGGAATCTTTAGCAGCAATCCTTGTTCTGTTATTTGCACTAGCTGTATACCTTATCCCTACCATTATTGCTTTTGCACGGGGCCATGCCTCTAAGTGGGGCATTGGTGTACTCAATATAGTATTAGGCTGGTCTTTAGTCTTCTGGGTAGTAGCACTGATTTGGGCACTGTCTAATAAAGGGCAGAACCAGGTTACAAACGTAACTGTTGTTCAAACCAATGGTGGCAGTAAAGCAGAGTAACTAACCTAAGCATCATTGCATAGTGGTGCTTGTGGAAGTTACTTCCAGCTCATTGCTTATCCATCTCCTAACCCAAGCCCACCTAACCCGTGGGCTTTTTTAATTACAGGTACTCTTATGTCAAGCAGACAAAATGGTAAGTCTATCTTATATGGACTGGACTTAAGTAAACTGGAACAAACTGCAATGCTTTCTTTAGGTAAAACTATACATGACCAGGTAGAAGAAAATGGAATTGGTCCTGATGTTTACGCAGCAATGCAAGCTGCTATTCAGAAAGGGTGGACTAGTAGATCATTTAATGTTTTCCCATACATCCCTCCTGAATCTCATCTGAAATCTAAGGTAGACCGTATCATAGATAAGTTCTGGCTTAGCCCGTGTTATGGCGACATGCACCTTTACCTGGCTCAAATACAAAAAAATCCTTATACCAAGGATGTGTTCAAAGGCAAGAGTACTGCCCATCATTACCCTTGGTATAGAAGAGGTAGTAAATACTAATGCGTATCCCATTTCTAAGAAAAAGGGAACGAAATCCTGTTCTTTATAATAAAGGCATAGAGGATGAGTACGAACTCAACCGTAAAGCCCGTTCCTACGCAACAAAATTGTTTATGGGTACTAATACCCCTGATAGATTACTGGACTTTGTTTTCGAACAAGTCTTTATCATATACAGCTTAGCTATGTCTGCTGGTTCACAAGAAGTAAGTGATAAGGCAAGAGATGCTCTCTGTATGCTCCGTAGGGAGTATGAAGCCCTCATGTATGGAGACTTATACTCCTTTAAAAAAGAAACCGCTGTAGCGTGTTCTGTGGCTCTTACTGAAGGCATAGCAGTATTACAGGAACTACCTCGTAGTGAGTTTAAGCTGGCATATGTTCAGGCCAAGAGGATTACAGAAAACCGTAGTGGTATTACCAACTATCTAAGGTCATTCTAATGATTAAGGCAACTGTCATTGCAGATTCCGTTCATCATGCAACGGGTACTCGTATTACTACCTTTGAATTGGTTTATCCCCGATTCATTCACAGTGAGTTTATGACTCACCGTGTATTTAACCGAAATGCCTCAAGTAGTCGTGCTATCCCTACTTCTAAGTTCATCGAACAGGTTCGTAATGAACCAGTGATGCCAAGTCACTGGGGCAAGAACCAGAAAGGGATGCAGGCATTTGAAGAATTGTCTGAAGACCAGCGTAGTGATGCAATCTTTATCTGGATCCAGGCTGCATCCAGTGCTGCTACCTATGCAGAAATGCTGCGTCGTGGACAAGTTCATAAGCAGATTGTTAACCGTATTCTGGAACCATTCACACATATCCGTGTAGTAGTAACTTCAACCAGCTGGGCTAACTTTTATGGCTTACGTGACCATAAAGATGCCCAACCAGAGATTCGTGAATTGGCCCAAGCAATGCGTAAGGCTCATAATGAAAGTGTTCCATCAAAACTCATGCAAGGACATTGGCATATGCCATATATCACTGCTAATGATCGTTTTGCTGCTTACGATTTCTGCAAACATCAACGAATTACTCGTGATGAACCAAGTGGTGCAGAAGTGTATGGTTTACTTCTTAAAGTAAGTGCTGCTCGCTGTGCTCGTGCTTCTTACAACAATTTCGAAGGCCGTCCTTCTACTATTGAAGAGGACTTAGGGTTGTTCGCTAAGTTGGTTGAAGACCAACCTATCCATGCTTCACCTACTGAACATCAAGCAACTCCTATGCTGTTTGGTGATAAGTTCATTAACAACCAGAACCCATTAACCTGGGAACAGGGTGTTACTTCAATGGACCGTGAAGGTAAGCTGTATTCTGGCAACTTACTGGATTTCATCCAATTCCGTAAACTAATTCCCGGAGAAACGATTACAGAATGAAACGTTTAGCTATCCAAGCAATGATTGTAAGTATCATCCTGGTTCTGGAATTTGTATTTGCACTCCATGGTGCACAGAGCCTGGAAGAGATGTTCTTCGTAGTAGCCCGTTTCTCTGCATGTGTTCTTGCTTTGTGGTGTGTGTATTACTATGCACGTGACTATGTAGCTATCAAGGAACAGGATGATGCTAAGGAACGTCTTTTACAATTCATAGGACGGAATCGTAAGTAAACCTAAGACCTCCTTCGGGAGGTCTTTTTTTGGTTTCAATTACTGTCCCAGGAGGACTTATGGCAAGTTGGTATGCAACTATGTTGGAGAAAGATTCCAATGGACTATACAGGGAATCCGTCGGTAGTTTTAAAAACATCTGTATAGATGGGCGTTTATGCATGATTAACGCAGTAGATACTGCGGAAGAAACCCTGTCTAAAGAGTCAGGTTATGCAGGGTTTAAGCTGGAAAAACTTAATAGAGCTTGGGATTACAGAAATCCTTTTGTTTATAAAAAATAAGGAAACAGTATGCCTGCTAAATATCGTATCAAAGACACTCCACTAATGTGTGAGGGTGAGAAAGGCGACATTGTATATGCCTGTATCCAGGATGATTTCAATGCTGCTCTGATGTTAACCCAAATGACAAATACACTGCATGTATCAGTAACACTGGACCCTACCGGTGACTATCCATGCTTCCCTATCCCTGCCCATAACCTGGAGCAAATCCGTGATTAATCCTGAAGTTATTCATAGTAAAACTGGTAAGGCTGTTCCACTTAGCGATATTGCAGTTACTGGTGATATTGCTGCATGTCCAGCTAATATCGCTTCCCTGTGTATGTGCATTGCTGCACTGGCAGAGGAACGTAAATTATGGCTGGAACCAAACAGAGAGATGATTCAGGCTGGTATGGTTGAACTGAATGCACTTCTGAAAGAAATGTATGATGAGGATGGTCAATTAGTTGAACCAACTGATGACCAAATTTCTGATGTTATAGTATTCGTACTTCAAGCAATGGCAGGTAAGCGTAATGGTTGAAGTATTCAACTATTTCATGGCTCTACCCTACATACTTAATGAATTATTGGGTGCATACGGTACAGCCGTAGGTATTTCCATAGTTGTATTCAGTCTTTTTCTATAAGCAACATTTAAACTGGAGAGTAAATAAATGTTAGTTGCAGATACCAATGAAGTAGCTACCTCAGCGACGCTGGGTGGCAAAGAAGCAATCGCCTTTGGCATCTCTGATGACCCGGCATTCTTCCATGTATTAAGTACTTCCCTGTATAACAATCCTACTCTGGCAGTAGTTCGTGAGACTATCTGTAATAGCTGGGATGCACATATTGAGGCAGGTAAGACTGATACTCCTATCCGTATCACTATTGATACTGACAACTTTATTACCTTCCGTGACTTCGGTAATGGTATCCCAGATGAACTCATTGGTTCCATTTATGGTGTATATGGTGCATCTACCAAGAAGTCTAACAGTAGTGTTACTGGTGGCTTTGGTCTGGGATGTAAGTCCCCATTCGCTTATACCGATAGCTTCCAGGTTACTTCATGGAACCAAGGAAAAATGTCGGTATATAACGTAGCTAAAGCTGCGATTGAGAATGATGGTAAACCAGGTATTGTTCCTATTATTACTGGTATTCCTACTGAGGAATACGGTCTGGAAGTTAAATTCCAGCTAGGTAAACACGACGTAAGTACCTTTATTCACTACATCAAATCTATTGTGTTTAACGGTGAAATTAAGGCTGAGCTTAGTATTCCCAAATTAATTCGTAAAGAAATAGGCAATAGTATTCAGCAAGGCGATTACACCCTACTAAATACACTAGGTATGTCATTTGAACCTGGTTCATATGATATGTCTGATAGCTGGTATCAAGGCTATATGGGTAACAGTAACATCTTTGTTCGCTACGGTAACGTAATGTACCCAATAGTATCTAGTCCAGCTAGTGAAGAAGCTGTAGGTCTTATCCTCAACTTCATGAATATTATTGGTGCTTCTAATTTAGTAGTTCAGGCTGCACCAGATACCTTAGCTATTGCCACTAGTCGTGAAACTCTATCTAACCAGAAGTTAACCGACGATGGCATTACTACTCTATGTGTAGATTTAGTAGACCGCATGGAGAAAGAGATTAAGGCTAAGATTCCTGAAGCTATTAAGCAGATTGAAGAATATGCCTCTAAATCTTCTACTCGTTACTGGGAATACCCATCTTTCTTGGGTGCTGTTACGGACAGAATTGTTCAACGCTATATGTCTTCCAGTTTATGGGCTAAGCAACGTAAGCATCATATTAAGCACTGGCGTAACTTATCCAACAAAGCATTACTAGCTCGTCCTGAATATGCAGGGCTTAAGAAACTGTATAGTAAGGCTATGCGTGCTCTTAAGGATACCTGTGAAGATAGTACCAACCATTCTTTCCAGGATTTAGTATACCGTCATCTGCACCTACCTCAGCTTGCTGCTTTAAAAGCCACTGGTGCTAAGTGGTCTGGTTACATAATGAACCAAGGCAACTGTGTTGGCTTGGTGAAGGGTAAACTTACTGACTACTTTAAGATGGGATATAACTGCCACTTGGGTATTGGCATTTTCACTACCAAGAACGTTGTAGTTACACGACGTTTATCTGACTGTGCAGACTCTTTCTCTTACTTCCCCGAATACAACCGAGGTGACCTGGAGCGTACAGCTTTTGTTCACGTCGTTGGTCCTAAGAAAGGGGAAGCAGAAAAAGCTGTAGCTAAGTTCACTGCTATGGGTTATCGGGTAATTGATCTTACTCAATACAATGAGTGGGACAAACCAACAAACTTCCGCAGAGAACAAGCTAAGTTAGCTGCTGAGAAACGTGCTAAGACAATGGCTGCAAATAAAACCAAAGCAGGAGGTAAAACTAATGCTCTGATTTCATTGAATGCAGTTCTTGGTACTACTCCTGTACGAGATAAAAGTGGTGATTGGGTGTCTAAGCCGTATATTCAGAAGGAATTTGCTGACCCAAGCTACCATGATAAATCTGGTTTTGTTGAAGTAGAACTGCCCAAGTACTACGTGCTAGCCAATCAAGTTGGTTCTGGTAGCCCAGAAACTGCCAAGATTGGAACCATGTGGAAATGGTGTGAGTTATCTGACGAGATGAAAGCAGAGACTGTTGTCTGCCGTAATCAAATCGAAGTTAACAAGGCCAAACGCCGTGGTGCTATTCACATTGATGATATTCGTCTTAATGAACTGATGTCTGTTATTACCAGTAAGGGATTTAAAAAGTATGCCACCGAACAGCGTATTGGTGTTCTGGAACATATAGGACTAGATGACAGAGAGTATTGGGAAATCCTCGATATACTAGGTCTAACATTCAAACCATTACAGAGTCTGACTTTTAAACCAGAGTATGAATGGGCATGTGACTTCCTAAGAAATCATTCAAGTAACAAAGATAAACTGGTTAATATGGGTCTCATTAAGTCAGTAGATGACTTAGAGCCATATGTAAGGATGGTTAATCCCCGTATGCATAAGCATTACGAAGTACTTACCAGGTACAAAGAGCTATTCTGTTATAGCTGGAGTGCTGGTGACATCCTACAGAATCTAGACTTGAGTAGTTTAGTCAGTTATCTCAAGAAGAATCCAGAGGATATTCCCGGGTTTAAGTCCCTCTACCGTAATCGTCTAAATAAACTGAAAGGTAAATAATCTGATGAAAATCGAATTGATTTCTATCATCGCACTGGCAGTTGACAGTCGAAACCTTACATTGTGGAAGCCAGATGGCTCCACGGTTGTATATCCACAGAGCGACCCACGGGTTGCTCGTATTGTATCTGAAGCACAGACTAAAGGTCTGGGTACTAACCAAGACCTAGTAGAAGTAAACGTTGCACCAGAAGTAGAACTGCGTACTGAATATCTGGAAGCAGAGAAGAACACTAACGGATTCGTCCGTTTCTTCAAGGTAGCTAAATCTAAACTTAAAGAGTTATTCGAAGATGGTACAGGTGTTCAACCAGCCCGTACCGTCTCAGATATTAAGCTGGGTAATCCTACTAAGACATTAGTATCCAAAGCTATGGATACCTTCCTGGCTGTCCAGGCAAATGAACCAGAAGTAACAGTAGCAGATGGTTACTACGACAAACGTGACAATCTGATGTGGGTTACTGGTTGGGATAAAGACCACAACCATACTGCACTGGTTCGTTTTATTAACGACGTACTTTGTTGGAGTCATAAACATACTGTTAGTATCCTTAAACAGGAATGGCCTATTGCAATTCGTGCAGTATCTGATGATGAAATGGGTGAGTTTGCTAAACAAGCCCAGAACATCAAAGGTGTACACATTGTATTTACCAACCGTGAGGAAACACCACTGCCTTATGTGGAAGTAGTTAAAACTACGAACCAGGATAAGCTGGCTGCTGCTTCAGAGAAGTTAGCTGCATTAGGTGCTATCAGTACTGATGATGCTAACTTCCACACTGATGTGAAGGAAGATGAAGTGGTTGTTGCTGTTACCAACAATGGGGTTATCCCTGGGGTTGAGAACCTACAACGTCACCTGCGTCAGTCTGCCAAGCTAAAAGACTATAAGGGCTTTACCAAGTTCCTTGAGCGTCTGGCTCCGGTTATTAAAGACCGTCTGCACTCAGTAGAAGACCTGATGAAGTTCATGGAAACTGCTGAACTGCCTATCGCTGATGATGGTTCAATCCTGTTCCTGAAGCGACTTAAGTTCAGGGGTGAAGAAAATGGTAAACGTGTATTCGTTGACTGTCACTCAGGCAACATCCGTCAGTGGGTAGGCTGTAAAGTACAGGTACGAGAAGACCTGGTAGACCCTGACCGTCGTCAGGACTGCTCTAATGGTCTGCACGTAGCATCCATGAGTTACATCCGTCACTTCGGTGGTGACGTAACCATCCTTGGTAAAGTAGCACCAGAAGATGTATTTGCTGTTCCTGAGTACAACACTAATAAGATGCGTGTAGCTGCGTATCACATTATTGCTGAACTACCAGAAGAGGAACGTTGCAACGTTAACAATGGCATCTATCTGTCTAAGACAGAAGTAGGTAAGAAGTTACTTAATGATGCCATCGTTGGAAACCATAACTCACCTACCACACTTGTTATGGTTGGTGGGCATTATGGTACTAACCTCAAATACACCAATCTCTCATCTGGTTCTGTAGAACAATTCCGTACAGTCGCCAGTAAAGAAGCACTGAACATGGAAGAGTCACTGAATGAAGCTTTAGCTGCTGAACCAGTGAAGGCTACTGACCTTAAACCTATTGTTAATAAGGCTCCTACTGTGAAAGAACAAATCCAGGAACTGATTAAAGAGTTCCTTAACGCTGCTACTCCAGAAGATAAATTAGCTGCTGCTGACTTACTTGTGGAAATGCGAGGTAAGGCTCGTAAGCCATGGGCTGCTTTAGGTGTTGGTTCTGATGTGGTGGCTAAGATTGCTGATGTACGTGCAACTTACACAGCTAAACCTATCGGCAAACCAAAACCAGTAAAACAAGTTAAGGTTCACCGCTCGGCTACTGCCACTAAAGTAGCACCATCTGGCAAACACGCTGATAACCTGCGTAGCATCCTGAACGATACGTCGTACTCCGACTATCAGAAAGGGCATGCCCTGCAAGACTATAAGCGTCATGCTAAGAAGTCATTCACTGCAATGGGTCTGACTGAAGAAGAAGCTAAGTTAGCTACCAAGCTAGTTAAAGCTGTTAAGTAATAGCCTGTTCAAATGGCCTCACTTATAATAAAGTGAGGCCATCTTTGAAGAGGAAATAAGCTATGTCTAAAGTATTCAGAAGCAATCGCAAAGCAACTGATGAAGACATCATTCGTATGAATGCTGTTGGTCTGTCCCTCGCAACTATCGCTAAGACGTTGGGGGTTCACCCCACTACAGTTACTTTGCGATTGCGTTCTTTAAATATTGAACCAGCCGACACACGTCGGACGTTCATGGAGAATGTACTCCGTCCATTACCAACCCATGTGGCAGATTGGCTATCAGAACAAGTTGGTCCTAAGTATGAGATTCGCTCTTACGTAAGAGACTTGATTCTGGAGGCATATAATAATCGCCACCTTAACCAAGAGAGTGAGCATGACAAGTTCATCCGTTTGTACGCTGGCAAGAACCGAAGCCTGGTTCAAGAAGGCAGTGGAGAATCCGACGAGTAAGAATATTAGTACCCAGGTGGGCTGTCACCTGGAAGAAGTAGCAGAGATGCTTAATGCTCTCACTAACGCTGACCCAGAGTTAGCTACTAAGATGGGCTTCCTAAGTGAAGCCATTGACCACATAGGTAACCTCATCAAAAATTATGGGGGTATTACGGTCAAAGACCGTGTGGAACTGCTGGATGCACTGGCAGACCAGATTGTTACAGCAACTGGAGTCGGTACTTTCCTTGGGATGAATGTCCCTGGAGCATTGGCTGAAGTCAATCGCTCTAACTATTCTAAGTTCGAAGATGGGGAACCTATCTTCAATGAGAATAAGAAAGTCATGAAGGGGAAGGATTACACACCACCTGACCTAAGTAAATTTATCTGAGGTATGTATGACTGAAGATTTTCTGAAATGGTTTGATGATACTTTCCCTGTACATCTTTGGCCTTCCGAAGAAGAGCGAGAGGAAATTAAAACATACACATGGCTTGCTTGGCGTGATGCTAAAAGAGTAAATATTTAAAAATGACCCTCTACGGAGGGTTTTTTACTGGAGATTTAAATGTTTTCTAAACCTACCAAAGCCCCATTGAACCAGGAGCAAGAAGCGGTTGCGAAGGAGTTCTTCGACTTCCTGCTCGACCCTAATGCCTCAGAATTCAATATCAGTGGACCTGGGGGAACTGGTAAGACATTCCTGATGTCGCACCTAATTGATGACACTATGCCTGCATATATGGAAACCTGTTCTCTGATGGGAACCAAGCCCCTGTATAACGAAGTTGTCATGACTGCGACCACGAACAAAGCTGCTGAAGTTCTGGCTCAAGCTACTGGACGTCCAACGTCTACCTATCATTCCTTCCAGGGACTGATTGTTAAGAATGACTTTAAGACTGGTGAGGCTAATATCGTACCCTCTAAGTCATTCACCATTAAGAAGAACAAGATTATCTTCGTAGATGAAGCATCCATGATTGACCGTCAGTTACTTAAGTATGCTCGTGAAGGCACTCACCAGTGCAAGCTGGTATTCGTAGGCGATGCTTCTCAGCTTCTACCTGTTAAAGAGAGTAAGTCTCCAGTATATGCAGGTAATATCCCAACACACTATCTGACTGAACAGATGCGTACCGATACTCCGGAACTCAAAGCATTGCACCAGCAATTGCGTGATACGGTGGAGGGTAAGACAAGCTTCCTGCCTATTAAGTGTATTCCAGGCATTATTGACTGGGTACAGGGGGAAGAGATGGAGAAACTGGTTCTCAGTCACTTCACTCAACCTACTAACAGCCGTATTGTTGCTTACACAAATGACCAGGTTATTAATTACAATAACTACATTCGTGAAGCCAATGGCTACGTGGGTGAATACTCTATTGGTGAGCAGCTTGTTTCTAACTCAGCTGTTCGCTTAGGTGTGGAAGACCGTCTGTCTATCGAGCAAGACGTAAAACTTATTGACCAGGATAGTAGTACTCGCATGATTAAAGTTACAGGTGACCTGGAACTGGAAGTTCGTGATAGTACTCTGGACCTTGGTTATGGTGGTATTGTAAGTGAAGTTCCAGTACCTACCGACCCAGACTACTTCAACCGTTTGGTTAAATGGTTAGGTAAAGAGAAGAACTGGGAACCTTATTTCCGTCTTAAAGAAACCATTCCAGACCTTCGTGCTACTCATGCATGTACTGTTCATAAATCACAAGGCTCTACTTACGACACAATCTTCATAGATGCAAATGACCTCTCAAGCTGTCGCCAACCTGATATGGTTGCCCGTCTGCTTTACGTCGCTGTGTCTCGTGCACGTAAGCGTGTAGTGTTCTATGGCAATCTTGCCAGTAAGTACGGTGGCCTAACTTTCTAAAAGAGGGTATATGCCTCAGATTGGTTCAGCGACTATTGGTCAGGTTGCCAATAGCAGTGAGATAGTCAAGCACCTGTTCTTAGCAGAACTGGTTCGTCTTGATAGTGTGTTAAATGGTATCATTGATAAAAACGACCGTATCAATGGTATTGATGTATCGGCTGGATTCCTTTATCAAGGTGAGTTCTATCAGCGTTCTAATGCTTCCAGACCACCAACCTACGGTGAACGATTAACACTTAATCCAGAACTCTGGCCTGCAATGGACAAGTATCTGAAAGCCTCCAGTCGTCTGATTATGGAAGTACACCTCGTGAACCAGACTGTATATCGCCTGGTTCGTGGTTGTATGTCCTATCAGGATGTACGTGATGCTTTACCTGAATGCCTGGTAGCGCAAGACCAGACTGGTAAGTACAAGGAACTGCCTCGTACTCGTGAAGCAGCTTGGACTCTTGCTGGTGATGCTATGGCAATCAAACAGTATGAGAAGATTCTACCTTCTATTGAATACTATGCAGCTTCCCATCTGATTTTCTAAGGTAAAGCTATGCGTTACATCACCTCTCAGGATACTGGCAAGTATCCTATTGCTATCCTCGGTCATCAAATCCGAAGGGAGGAGATGATTAAAACCTACCTGATGCCTTATGACCTAAGCATGGAAGATTTTATCTTCCTTGAACTTCATTCTGCCCCAGGTAAGAAGAAAACTCCTGCAAGGGAGATTAAGGAGTTCATACAGCAGGAACTACAACAAGTACTGGATGATGCAGAGACTCAGTACATTATCTGTACCGATTCTGACTACTTCAAAATACTGACTAAAGAAGCTAAAGCAGAGGCTAACCTCGGCTATGTTTGCGACTCAGTATGGGGTAAACAGAAGGTTATCTATACACCTAGTTACAGGCAGGTCTTTTATGACCCACCTGTAGTAAAAGCCAAGATTGCTCAGGGTATGGATGCATTACTTAACCACATCCGGGGACAGTATGCTGAACCAGGTCAGGGAATCATTGAGTTTGAAGCCTACCCAGATACACCCGAAAAGATTAAAGCTTGGTTAGACCAGTTGCTTGAGATGAATAAGCCTCTGGCTATAGACATCGAAGCATTCGGCTTAAAGCACTATAACGCTGGTATAGGAACAATTACGTTCTGTTGGAGTAAGACGCAAGGCATAGCCTTTAATGTGGACTACGAGCCGATTAAGGGGGCTACTGAAGCACCCTATGGGCGTATTAACAGGAATGATGTTGTTCGTAACTTGTTACGCGAGTTCTTCATTAAGTACACGCAACGGCAGATGTATCACAACATTAGCTATGACGTGTACATACTTATCTATCAGTTATTCATGGATAACCTGATTGATACCGAAGGTTTACTATATGGCATGGAAATCATGCTACGTAACTGGGACTGTACTAAGTTAATCACCTATCTGGCTACTAACAGTTGTGCCGGTAATCACCTTAGTCTGAAAGACCAGGCTCAAGAGTATGCTGGTAACTATGCTCAGGATGATATTAAAGACATTCGTCTTATTCCTAATGAGCAACTGTTACGCTACAACCTCATTGATGGTTTGTGTACGTGGTACACCTACGAGAAGCACTGGGATACTCTCATTGCTGATGACCAATTAGATGTTTACAACAACATCTTTAAACCAGCCTGTGAAGACATTATTCAGATGCAGTTAACCGGTATGCCAATAAATATGGACACGGTTAATAAAGTAGCTGAAGAGATGGAGACTGACAGGAACCAGGCTCTGAAAACTATTCGTGAGTCTAAGCTCATGAAGAACTTCACCCTGATGCTTCGTCAGGAATGGGTAGACGATAGGAATGCTAAGCTTAAGAAGAAGCAGGTAACATTGGCTGATTGTGACATTGAGTTTAATCCTAACTCCGGTCCACAATTACAGAAACTGTTATTTGATTATATTGGCTTACCAGTTCTTAGTCTTACTAAGAGCAAGCAACCTGCTACTGACGGGGACACTATTAAAGCACTGCGTACACATACGCAGAGTGAAGATGTTAAGGAACTGCTCAATGCACTTATCGACTATAAGCTCGTGGATAAGATTATCACTTCTTTTATCCCGGCTTTCAGGAATGCCCAACCAGGACCAGATGGATGGCACTACCTGTTCGGTAACCTCAATCTGGGAGGCACAGTATCAGGACGTCTCTCAGCGTCCGAACCTAATCTACAGACCATCCCTAGTGGTTCCAAATATGCCAAGAAGATTAAGAAATGCTTCGAAGCACCACCAGGCTGGATATTTTGTGGACTAGACTTTGCGAGCCTTGAAGACCGTATCTCAGCTTTAACTACGAAAGATCCTCAGAAACTTAAGGTATACATGGGGGTAATTGTGTATAGCGTTACTATCGACGAGGTTGACCATCATATCCGAGATGATGATACAATTGTATATGATGGGAAAACATATACCGGAGAGGAATTTTATAATGCCTATACCAATAGCCTACTTTGAAGACCGTTATCTAATTTCAGAGGATGGTTCCATCACCAATCTTGCTAACAATTCCCCACTTAAACCAACAGTAAATCCCAATGGATATCTTAAGGTTGGTTTAGCGAAAGGGGATGGCACGCACCAACAGGAGCTGGTTCATATTCTGGTAGCAAAACACTTTATTCCCAACCCATACGGATACAAGTATGTAAATCACTTGGATGGGAATAAACAGAATCCTCATAAGGATAATCTGGAATGGTGTACAGCATCTCAAAATTCAGAACACGCCCTGCGAACAAGATTACGTCCTGGTTATATGTCTGCAAATGACAAGGAGAAGTACCTATTTGAAGTACTGGAAGGTAAACAAGTAGGTGAACTTGCCCAAGAAATAGGCAGACGTGCAGAAACACTGCATAAAATGCTAAGAACCACTGCTGACAGACTAGGTATACGTCATAAGTGGGATGAGGTTATGAGGAGGAACCGCAGAGATGTCGCAATTCGACAACTTGCCAAAATCAACTCATGATTTTACTGGCAAAAAGATTCAATCTGTAAAAAAGGTAGGCAGTTCAACAGGTTATGACGGTCACAGTCTTCGTGCTTTTGCTTACTTTGGTGAGCAGATGCCAGACATTGTAGATACAGTTGAGTCAATTAATTCTATTCAGGTGAAGTACAAGCACTTGCGTAGTGATTCTAAAGCCCCAACCTTCTTGCTTACCTATGGTGGCACATATATGGGCTTGATGAAAAACTGTGGATTCTCAGAAGAGAAAGCTAAAACAACGGAGAAACGTTATCACGACCTTTATGTAGTTAGTGATGCGTGGGTTCAGGCTAAGCTAGATGAAGCTGCCAAGACTGGTTATGTAACTGCTGCATTTGGTTTGAGAGTGCGTACTCCTTTACTGGCTCAGGTTTTACGTGGGACATGTAAGACTCCATATGAAGCAGAAGCTGAAGGTAGAACTGCTGGTAATGCTTTGGGGCAAAGCTGGTGTCTACTGAATAACCGTGCTGGCTCAGAATTTATGCGTAAAGTCAGAGCCAGTGAGTTCAGATTAGATATACGTCCTTGTATTCATATTCATGATGCTCAGTACTTCATGATTCGTGACAACATGGATACCTTGCAGTACACGAACAAGCACTTGGTTGAAGCCGTTAACTGGCAAGACCATCCTGATATTGCTCATCCAGAAGTTGGTTTGGGTGGGGAACTATCCTTGTTTTACCCAACGTGGGCTAACGAGATTGAGATTCCAAATCACGCTACCCCAGAAGAAGTTAATCAAATAATTCAAAAGGCATTCTCATGACTAAAAGTACTAAAGAAACCGTCGTCAAAAAATATCATTGGATGGTGGCAGCACAGGTAATCTTCCAGCTTCCTAAAGCTGAAGATGGTTCCCTGCTTACCATGAATACAATGCTACTCACTACCGAACCTCATGTGACCTATAAAGATTTGGCCCGTGTCAATCACTCTCTGAAGATTAGTCTGGACCAGCGTTTCGACACCTCAGTTGACCTGAAAGATATTGTTTATCTGTCTATTAACAACCTGGGTCTGATGTCTGAACCAGAATTCCAGGCAAACATGATTCCCAAGGGGGAATAATGACTAAGCTCTCCGGTGGTCTTAATAACTACTATGTAGTTTCAATTAAGAATCCCCAACGGAAAGAGCAAGAGCCATACCAAGCAGAGTGTGAAGATATTATCCAAGCACTAGGCATGACCTTCGATGAAGGTTGTGCCTTTAAAGCTCTATGGCGAAACGCTGCTGCCCGTATGGGTAATGGTAAACCTGGAAACACTACAGTGTATGATTGTGAGAAGCTAGTTCATTATGCTAATCGTCTACTTGCTAAAGCTTACCTTGATTCTAGGGATAGTGGTGAAGTAGTTAAGTTGGAAGAATCCTGTACCGATTGGGTTTACAGTAATGAAAGACCTTCCTTCATGTGTAAGTGGAAGAAGATTGAGTATGAATACAAAGACCATTATAAAACATACACATGTTTTCCGGGAGAACTACATTTCCAGTCTATCCGTTGGGCAGATATTTACCGTTACAGGATTACCTACTAATGAAAATAACCAACAACCATGATGTTTCACTAGCTCTGGCTGTATGGCTATTGCATGATGAATATGATTACGTAGACAATCCTAAATACTTGTCTGCTACTACATTGCTTAAGCCTATTAAGCAAATAGTCATGAAGCATCGTGTGGATTTTAGTGACCAGTCAATTGATGTTATGGATTTCGTATCCACATCAATGGGTACTGGCTTACATGATTCTATAGAGAAAGCCTGGAAGCTAGGTCATAAAACTGCATTGAAGAAGCTGGGTTATCCTCAGCGAGTAATCGATGCAGTAGTCATTAACCCAACCAAAGCAGACTTTGCTGCTAATCCTGACCTTATTCCAATCTACATTGAACAACGTGGAACCAAGCAAGTTAAGGGATGGACTATTGGTGGTAAATTCGACATCGTAACAGAGGGTCTGTTGCAAGACTTCAAGTCTACCTCAACCTATTCCTGGGTTGCTGGTTCCCGTGATGATGAACACAAGATGCAAGGCAGCTTGTACCGTTGGATTCACAACGACATCATTACTGAGGATGTAATCCGTATTAACTACATCTTTACCGACTTCATGAAACACATGGCTAATAGCAATCCGAACTATCCTGCTAATCGCATTATGCATAAGGATATTCCGTTGTTGTCTGTCGAGAAGACTGAGCGTTGGGTGGAAGAGAAGATTCACTTAATCGAAAAGTACTGGGATGCACCTGAAGAAGAAATCCCTGAATGTACTGACGAGGAGTTGTGGCGAACAGAGCCACAGTTTAAATACTTCTCCGATGCTTCTAAGGTAGATGTACCTGGAGCCAGAAGTACCAAAAACTTTGATGATATGGCATCTGCCCGTATCTTCATGGCTGAAAAAGGTGGCAAGGGTGCTATCAAGGTCGTGGAGGGGCAGGTTAAACGTTGTTTATACTGCCCTGTCGCGTCCATTTGCAAACAAAGAGAGAGATATTTTCCATCATGAGTATTGACCTAACTGGAGTCACTCACCACCCTGCAATTGAAGAAATTGTAGATGTGTTGTGTAACAAGACACAAAATAACGACCGGGGATTCTTCCGTGTCGAAGTAGCTTACTTCCTGGCTAAAATGGCATCCTGTATGGGTGCAACCATCGTCACAAAAGACCGTGGTGACCTGCCAGTAAACATTTATGCTATGGCGTTAGCTACGTCTGGCTTCGGTAAAGGTCACTCGGTAAATATCATTGAAGACGGGTTCATGACTGGCTTCCGTAAACGTTTTATGGAAGACACCATGCCCGTCATTGCAAATGACCGTCTGTGGAAAATTGCTAACGAACGTTCTGCACGTCAGGGTACTGACCAGCAGGAAGAGTTCGATAAAGTTGAAGCAGAGTATAAGCGTGCCGGGGCATATCCGTTTACGTTTGACTCTGGTACTCCACCAGCAGTTAAACAACTACGTCATAAGCTATTAATGTCTGGTTGTGGTTCTATCAACCTTCAGATTGATGAGATTGGTTCAAATCTGCTGGCAAACACAGATGTGTTAACCTTATTCCTTGAGTTGTATGACCAAGGGAAAGTAAAACAGAAGTTAACCAAGAATACTGCTGATAGTATTCGTGGTGAGGAACTGGATGGTAAGACCCCAACTAATCTGCTGCTATTCGGTACTCCGAGTAAGCTGCTGGATGGTGGTCAAACTGAAGACCAGTTCTATGATTTCCTTGATACAGGATATGCACGTCGTTGTCTGTTTGCCATTGGGCACTTAGACAAGCGAGCACATGCAACGCTGACCCCGGAAGAAATCTACCATAACCTGATAAAGCAGGATAACACTCAGTCACTTGGTAAGTGGGCTAACCACTTCCATAGTCTTGCTGACCCAAACCTATTTGGCTTTAAGATGGTTGTAGAAGATGCAGTGGGTATCGCTCTGATTACTTACAAAATTGATTGTGAAAAGAAAGCAGAAGCTATGGCTGACCACGAAGAGATTCGTAAAGCTGAAATGTCCCATCGTTACTTCAAAGCTCTTAAGCTGGCAGGTGCATTGGCGTTTGTTGACCAGAGTTCATTCATTGAAATGGCTCACCTTAAACAAGCAATCCTGCTCGTAGAGGAATCCGGGGTAGCTTTCCAGACTATCCTTAATCGTGAGAAAGCCTATGTGAAGCTGGCTAAGTACATTGCTTCCGTAGGTAAAGAAGTAACTCATGCTGACTTGCTGGAGTCGTTGCCATTCTATAAGAGTGGTAATGCAGCTCGTAATGAGATGATGACTCTCGCTACAGCATGGGGATACAAACAGCACATCATTATTAAGAAGACATTCAATGAAGGTATTGAGTTCTTCCGTGGTGAAACTCTGAAAGAGACGGACACCAATGAGATGATAGTGGCTTATAGTGATAGCTTTGCTTATGGCTATGTTGGTGAACGTGTACCGTTTGACCAGTTGCATGTATTAACCCAAGCTCCCGGTATGCACTGGGTAAACCATCACATGAAGAATGGACACCGTTCTGAAGAGAACGTTATTCCAGGATTTAACATGATTGTTATTGACTGTGATGGTGGAGTACCACTGCATACGTGCCATGAACTGATGAAGGAATACAAGTTCATGACCTATACCACTAAGCGTCATTCTGATGAGGAAAACCGCTTCCGTCTGATTATTCCAATGAACTATGAGTTACACCTCGATACTGAGGAATACAAAGAGTTCATGAATAACGTTATGTCTTGGCTACCATTCGAAACGGATGAATCTGCTAACCAACGAGCCAAGAAGTGGATGTCCTGTGAGACTGGTTCCTATCATTACAATCTTGATGCGAATCTGTTAGATGTACGTGACTTTATTCCTCGTACCAGTAAGAACGAGCAGTTCAAGAACCAGATGAAGGAAGTTCAGTCGTTAGACAATCTGGAGCGTTGGTTCGCTGGTCGTATTGCATCCGGTAATCGTAACAATCAAATGATTAAGTACGCACTGGCATTAGTAGATAGTGGTATGGACTTTGCTCAAGTACAACAAGCCGTCTACTCGTTCAATAAGAAATTGGCTAATCCATTACCAGAGGGTGAATTGAACGCAACAGTAATGGTCACCGTGGCTAAACGCTTCGCTGGCAAGTAAGCAAACAGGAGTCTTTCTTTGGTTTGAAGGACTCCTAAACTAAACGAGGAAAAATAATGTCCGAAGAAATCTCCAATGATATGAACACTCAGCTAATCCTGATTGCAGGATTCTCAGCGAGTGGTAAATCAGCATCATTGCGTAATATCCGGAACCAGGAACGCTGGCTGTATTTGAATACAGAAGCAGGTAAGCGTCTGCCTTTCCGTAATAAGTTCAACGCCCACAACATTGAAGACCCATATCAGATTTGGGAAGCATTTGATGTTGCATCTCCGGGTGGTGAAATGGCAGACGATGTTGATGGCATCATTATCGACTCTGCTACCTTCATGATGGACATGCTGGAATCCCAGTATGTATTGCCATCTGCTAATACCCAGAAAGCCTGGGGAGACTTTGCACAGTTCTTTAAAATACTGCTGCAACAGAAAGTCGTTAAGTTTGGTAAGCCAGTAATCATTACTGCCCATGCCAAAGATGAACTCGATGAAGCTGCTGGTGTGATGAAAACATTCATCCCGGTTAAGGGTTCACTGAAGAACAATGGCCTTGAGGCTTACTTCTCCACAGTGGTTTACGCAGAGCGTGTAGACATTAAGGAACTGGAGAAGTACGGCAACAAGATGCTTGATATTACGGAAGAAGAACGTGACTTAGGCTATAAGCACGTATTTCAGACACGTCCAACCAAGAAGTCTGTTGGTAAACGTCTTCGCTCACCGATGGGTATGTTCGATAAGTCGCAGACTTATATCGACAATGATGCCCAAAAACTCTTAGACCATCTGGCTGAATACTACGCTTAAGAGTTTGCCTGGTTGTTAATCACTTATTAGGAAAATACTATGTCACTGTTCGGTAACTTGAAAGAAAAAACCAAAAACGTTGAAGCTGCAAAAGACACTCTTGGTGGTGGCTTCGGTGCAAAAGAATCTGATATCTACACCGGTACTGTAAAAGTAGCTTATGTAGGTAAAGCTGACTCTGGTGCAGACTGGATGCAGTTAATCATCGAAAACCTGAAAGGTTCTGACGGCAATGATGCTGGTGATTTCCGTGCTCAGGTGTACTTCACTTCTGGTAATGCTAAAGGCAATAAGCCGACTTACGAGAAGAATGGTAAAGAATACTTTCTGCCTGGTTACACTGTCATTAATGACATGATGCTTATGGCTACTGGTTGTGAACTGCCCGATGCAGACTTCGAAGAGAAGATTGTTAAGGTCTATGACTTCGATTTGAAAACTGAAACCAATAAGTCTGTCATGGTTCCAGTTGACCTGGTTGGTCAGACTGTTACCTTCGCTCTGGAAAAGGTTCTGGAAGCTAAGCAGGTTAAAGGTGACAACGGTTACGTTGACTCCGGAGAAACCCGTGAAGTAAACGAGATTCAGAAAGTGTTTCACCCGGAACTGCTGGTCACAGTCGTCGAGGCTCAGGAAGCAGAGAAGGCTGAGAAAGAACTGACTCCAGAACTGGCTGTATTCTATGCAGCATGGCTGGAAAAGAACAAAGGTAAAACCCGAGATAAAACCAAGGGTTCTGCTGGTGGTAATGGTAAAGGTGGCTTGCCTCCTAAACCAGGTGCAGGTGCTGGCACAAGTACTACTCCAGCCGGTGGTAAATCTCTGTTCGGTAAGCGTTAATGAAAATCCCAATTGTCGGTGCAGACATTAGCCTCCGCAATTGGGGATTAGCTCGTGGGATGCTGGATATTGAGTCCGGTGTCTTCGAGCAGGTCGAACTTAAACTGGTTCAAACTGAAGTTGACCACAACAAACAAGTTCGAACCAACTCCAAAGATATACAAGCTGCACATGATTTGTTTCTTGGTTGTGAGGAATGGTTACGGTCTGCTAAAGCAGTATTCGTAGAAGTACCAGTAGGCTCCCAGTCTGCTAACGGTATGAAGTCCTATGGTGTATGCGTAGGATTAATCGGTGCATTCCGTGCATTGGGTTGCCCAATCTTTGAAGTATCCCCAATTGAAAACAAACTTGCACTGGTCGGTGATAAAACTGCATCCAAAGACACGATGATTCGTGCTGCTCATGCCATCTATCCCGAAGCCAACTGGCTAACGGATAAGAAGGGCAAACTTCTGAATAAGAATGAGCACTTAGCCGATGCAATCGGTGCAATCCACGCTGGGGTAAATCTACCAGCTTTCCAGAATCTCATTAAATTAATAAAGGCATAATATGCAAATCGTTCTGAACCAGTCTGAAGTAGAAGCTGCCATTGAAGCTTATGTAAATGAACAAGTTAATCTTGCCGGGGACATTAATATCCTGGTGAATGCAGATGGTACTGCCACTATCGGTATTAATGAAGAGGTCGGTCATAGTGATGACACTCCCCCTGTGGTAGAGAAGAAGACTCGCCGTCCTCGTAAGAACCCACAGGAAGCCAAACACCGTCCGGTAGAACCGGAACCGGTTGCTGAGGATGAAGCTGAAGAAGGGGTAAAGGAAGAAATCCAGACCTCTACTGGTGGAGTGAACGAGAGTTCTACGCCGGAACCTGAAGAAGCAGTACCTGAACCAGAAGCACAAGAAGAAGTTGTGCAGGAGGAAGTTAAGGCAGAAGAATCAGCAGAGAAATCTGCTGCGAAGCCTTCACTGTTCGCTGGTCTAAAACGTAGTTAATCTGGTAGGTGGCTCAGAAGCTGCTGCTAGGTGTGGTAGTGTTTATAGTCCTGATGCTACTACTGGTCAGGATTATAGACGTGTCGGCTCCATACATAGCTTTTATCATCACTGTCATTATCCTGTGGAAATGCAGTGGTAAACACGGTGGTGACAAGCCGCCAGAGTAACAACAACCAAACCAGTCCCCTTTAATACTCTCCGAAGGGGATTGGTTCAAACGGAGTTAACATGAACAAATTTACTATTCACTGGCTCAATGGAAAGGTTAGTTCTTTCGTGGGTGGAGAACCTGCTGAAGGAAAAAAAGCATTTCACATTGATTCGGAAGGATGCAAAATCTTAATACCGTATGCTTGGTATAAAGATGGTGAAGTAAAGGCATTAAAAAAGAGTAGTTAATATCGTGAAGGGTTCTGTTAGAATCCTTTGAGATAGGAACTCCTATCATAACCTTTCTTAATTTAATCTTTGCCGTATGGCACTGACGCTAGGGGTGGCCCCCCATCCGTCAGGCAGACTATTTTAAGAATGGGTTACCACAGAAAATGTAAAGCAACATTCGGGTTAATCAATGGCCTCTCCTATAGAGGCCATTTCTGAATCTTAGGCTATATCCCAAAGGTTAGTATCTTTAGGATAAGGCTTCAGATCCCTTATCAACTAACCACTCAATGTTGAGCATTCTAATCACATAAGCCCCTATATGGGCTGGGTTAAATGTCTGATAGCCTAGCTACCTACAACAACGAACTGTTAGATCTTACATGTAATATAGGGTATAAAGGGAGGATTCGTCCCCTCCCTCCTATTATGGGCTATCGGTGAGTGCATTAGTTGATTAGCTGTGGAAGGTAGGCCGATGTCCACAATAGCGTGGCCCAGAGCTAGTGTACTCTCCGATAGTTTTCGTAAGCAATTATGCGGTTTTTTAGAAACGAACCAATAACATAAATGCAAACGAAGAAGCGTATCTGATGGTCGCCTAACAGCGTAACCTCAGTCAGGAGAGAGTCGTCCTGATTATCAAACGACCGTGGAGTTCTCCCGTCCATGTATTAGAAACGGGGGACCAACTACCAGTTGCACGAGATGGCTTGACATGTTCAAGTTTGGACTAAGTGTGACACCGCTATATTGGAGGGCTGCTGCGGTAAGCTATAGACTCCAACCGGAGGTTCGAATCCTTCACTGGTAATCAATTCAAAGTAGCACTGCATAGAACGCGAAAAGGTTCAGCGACGTTAGCCATACGGTATTGTGAGGTTCGAGTCCTCACCTATGGGCAGTGACGACTGCAACAGTGCTACTCTGAATTGAAAGAATTAAGACGGGTCTGGTGAAGTAGATAGGGTTCGATTCCCTCCGGTGGAGTAATCCACTAGCGTGCTTGGTGCACGAATAAGACTTAGTACTGGTGGTTCGATTCCATCCCCCGTTACCCGAAGTCTCCAGGTACTTATGGCAAACGGGTAGTAACGAACTAGTCATTCGTCAAACGCCCTCCCAATTACGAGTCAGCAAGAACGCCTTCACTTAAACTTAAACAAAAAAGCTTAACGCAATAATTATGTAGGGGTATGTAAGGATTGCGAAGAAGGAGCCAGTTAGAGCCTGGCATGACTCACCCATTATGTCCACTTAGCTTATACTGGGAAAGCAACTGACTAATAATCAGAAGGTCACTGGTTCAAATCCAGTAGTGGACACCCATTCAGCAGTAACATAGTCCTGATTGCAAAGCACTCTAAAGACAGCACTGGTAAGACAGTCCGGTGGCTGCTAATGTATTGTTATTCCCCTCGACGGGAATTTCTCTAGTGAAGGTAACACTTAAAAATCCAAGTTGACTGCGTTAAAGTCACTAAGTCCCCTGGAGCCGTCACTCTGGGGGACTTTTTTATTTGAGAACTACTTATTGGACGATTCATATGATTGACCTAATCTTAACCCCGTATGCCTATGAGGTAACGGATAATCGTGGACGTAAGTCTTTGGTGTTTGCAGGTAGCGTAGCCTATAACAACGCAGTCATGTTTAAATACAAACTCAAACCACTCTACGAGGCTAATAATGACAACAGTAAGTAAAGAATCAATCGAAGCTAAGATTAAGAGCGTCTACTATTTCAATGGTGCTGATGCAGTAAAGTCTGCCTTAGTTAACCCATCCGCACTACCTACGGATGATTTGGCTAACCTGAGTCTGACAACCCATTGCATTATTATCCTGGAAAACGGCTTCAAAATTGAAGGTGTATCGGCCTGTGTTGACCCGGCTATCTATGATGAGCAGAAAGGCCGTCAGTATGCATATGAAAATGCATTCGATAAGATTTGGGAAATGGAGGGTTACTTGCTACGGCAGGCACTGCATGAGCAAGCTCAGAGCCAGGCAATGCTGAAAGGCTTTCTGGAAGACGACAACTGCGAAGGTGGGGGCTGTAAAATCTGATGGATAAAGAACTTCAACCGCACCAACAGCGTGTAATAACAGAATATCAGGAGCTAATGGATAAAACCCATAAGCTCGACGAATTCACTAAAGGTACAGTTTATCTGAGTCTGCCTAGAGAAGAGAAGGATTTACTTCTTGCTCAACTTCATGCAATGAAATCCTATCTCGCTATCCTGATGATTCGAGTACAACGTTTCTAAAATAAAAGCCCCTCATTAGAGGGGCTTTTTCATTTTAATTTACAAGGTTCATCCAAGGGTTCAGGTTGTGAGCACGAAGCCCCTGACCGAAGCCCCAAGAGTAATCCAGTCCACCCTTAGCAGCAATACTAAAGATGTTGTCCTGAATAGGCAGACCAACATTACCAAACATGGTAGGAGTTGGAGCCAGCATCGCCATTGCTGCATGAACCGGGTTATTACGAATCATAGATACTGCAACCTTAGCCGAACGAATCTTAAAGTTGTAGAACCACATTAAACCAACACTTTCCATGTACCCACGGAAGCGACCAGGTAAACGGTCATAGTTAACGAACTCTTCA